CTCATAAGGAAGAAACTCAAAGTCTGGATGTTCTCTCATCATAGGAATTTCACCCACACCTACCTGAAATCTAGATGTATTTCTTACTTCCCAGTACTGCTTCACAGCACTAATACCATTAGGGAATGTAGATGCATCGAGATCTTCATCGACAACACAATGTAAATGTGCCTTAATCTTATTTAAAGAAGAAGGTTTGCGTACCGAAGTTGGTAACACAAACCTGATGTCATCTGCAATTTCTGCGGTCTTATTCAAAAACTTAATGGCAAGATTACCTCCAACACCGTACGGAGGATTTCCAATACCTATAGTGAATCTCATACCTTATCTTTAACGACCACAAAGGTATTCTAGTGGTATTTTAGGATTCTGTCAAGTCCTCTTCTTCTTGAGGTTCTTGGGGATAAGGACTAGGACCTAAAAGAGTTTCATTCCAAGACTCTTTCAGATTATCAACAGTCTTAATTCTTGAGGAAAGTTTAGTTGCATCTCGAAGTTTTTTCTTTTTATTGACAATGCTAGAAGTATCTTTTCCTTCTTCAAGACTTCTAATAAAATCTTTATCGAGATCTTCTAGAATTGGTTTTCTAGCCTCTCTAATCTTTTCTTTATGTAATTCTTTTGCTTTATCTAAATTAACATTAAACATTAGGTATTTTCCTCCAACCATTCTTGATAATTCATACCATAACCATCTGGTTCTCCCAAAGATTCTAAATCTAATTCCCAGGCATCAAAAAATGTTTGATCCTGGGGCAAATCTTCTTTATTGGAAATCCAAAATGGTTTTCCTTCGGGAACATCCCTCTCTGCTATTTGGTAAATGGATAATTTATCCAACATAGATGCTGCAATATATCCAATTGCAACACCACCATTACTATTTTCAGTTATAATAACTTTTTCCATTTTTATTTTTATTTATCTGATGAGGGAAACCATGATTGTTTCAGCGTCAGTAGTATTAGCATTTGTATTTCTAATTAAAAATGTTATACTTGAAAGGTTTCGCTGCAGGTCCTCTACCACTCTTGGCTCGTTTGATGGACTACCAACAGCAGTAATATGAACGACATAATTCGTATCTTCGGCAGGACCATCGAAATTAACTGTATAATCACCAGTTCCATTTTTAAATACTGTGCTTACACCATATTCTGCTCTGATAGTAGCATTGGTGCCATTAGCCCCGTCACCAACAAAATTGACCCAAAGAGCTGACCCTGCGGTTGCCCATTGAGATCCATTGTACCATGTCATTCTGTGTGTAGTTGAGTTATAAACTACCCCTCCTTCTGGAATAGTCACTAGACCAGCAACTTCGGATGTAGTTAAAACTGGTGGAATAAAAGTTGTTCTTTCTGAAGGATCTCCAAAAACATGCGCCCTAGATAAGTCTATAGCTCCTCTAGGTAAAGCAGTATTAATTCCAATTATTCCAGATCCAGGAAGTATAATTGCACCTGCACCATAAAATCTGAGAGCACCGTTGGTTATTTGGAGAAGACCATTTTCTTCAGTACCACTAGGGTAAATGGAAGTTGATCCTATTCCAACTGCCTGAGTAAAGATAGATTGACCATAAACACCTAACTCTATATCAGAAGATACGGTATTTGTTGATATTCCAAGATTTCCAAGTAATGCACTCTTACCTCTAGCATCAAAAAATGCTGTCGGATTATTATTATCAATTCCAATTTTATTGGTTATATTTAAATTGTAAACTGTGGTTATTCCAACGTTCGAACTTAAATTAGTATTATATAAAATTGGAGTTCCGGTAAGAGATCCTAACGTTGCTTTTGCTAATCCAGTTCCAAATGTAATTGTTCCTGGTGTTGAGAAATTACCCCCAACAAAAGAATTTCCAGTTACTGTAGAAGTTCCAACAACATGTAAAGTATCAATTGGATCTGTTCTTCCAATTCCAAGCTTACCTGCATAGGTCAGGGTCATCAATTCATTATTAGTTTGACCGTAGATCCAGTTAAAGTTGGCAGTTCCAACTCCAGAAGATCCTGCATGTAAAATATTATTAAATGCGCCAAGACCTCGATTAATTAAATCAAAAGTTCCTCTAGTATTTCCATATCGAAGTAGTCCAGTACTATTTCCGATGCCAACCGATTGACCTATAGAAATTCTAGATTCATTATTATCACTTACAACTTCTAATGTGGTAATTGATCTTTTACGAATTTGAAAATCAACATTCGGAACCGAAGTACCTATACCAACACGACCACCAGATACATATAATTCAGTGCCACCCACACCTATAATAAGGGAACCTGCTGATATATTAGAACTCGCAGATACACTAGTTGCTGTGACTGAACCGACTGCAATATTTGGAGTTCCTGTTAAACCAGATGCTAATGATGCTGTCCCAGTTACATTACCAATTATATTGCCAGTTACATTACCAGTTACATTACCAGTTACATTACCAGTTACATTACCAGAAAAACCGGATGATGCAGTGATAATTCCACTTACACTAATATTCGATGGTAATCTATCATTATTGAGAACCGGAAGATATGTATTACTTATTGTTCCGGAGGAGATGTTACTAGCATTTAATCCTGTAATACCAATACCAGATCCACTAAATTGCCCTGCTGTTACAATTCCAGTAGCTCTTATGCTTCCAGTTGAATTAAATCCAACACCACTTTGAGTACTGGGATTTCCTCCAACCTGGAGAGTGAATCTTGGATCATTTGTTGCGACTCCAACATTTCCTCTAGAATATATGCTGGTAAAACCTAACCCAACGTCAATATCAACCCATTGTGAAGTTGGAAGGTTAGATAGAGTTGCACCATTCCCATAAAATGCAGTTGCGGTGATAATTCCACTATCACCCGAAATATAAATGTTATTTCCAGATCTTATTTTTGCTGAAGTGGTAATTCCAGTTATGAATGCATTATAAGCAGTAACTAAACCGGCAATTCTGACATTGCAAGGATTTCCTACAATATCTAATTTTTCGGTCGGAATCGTGGTTCCAATACCAACTAAAGAACCACGAACGACAAAAACTTCATTATCAACTTGAACGCCTTCTCTAAAACTAAAAGATTTTCTAATATTTGACATCTTAGTTTTCTAATATTAGTTATTTATTGTTCAATTTATTCTCTAAACTTTCAACTTTCTGTGAAAGTTCTTTGATTGCTTCAACAAGAAGTGGAACTAGTTTTTCATAATGAACAGCAAGGTATCCATTTTCTCTTGTTGTAACTGCTTCCGGAAGAACTTCAAGAATCTCTTGTGCAATCACACCAACATCAGTTCCTTCTTTACCAGATTGCTCATTCCATGAATAAGTATTGCCACTGATAGAAAGAACTTTAGCAAGCGGATCATCAATTGGTTTGATATTATCCTTCAGTCTTTGGTCAGAAGTATAGAATGCAATAATATCTCCGGTGACTCTTAAATCTCCATTAACTGTTAAGATTCCATCTACAGTTGCACTTGCATTTGCAAGAGTTAAGATATCATTATATGTTCCGCCAGAATCTTTGTTGAAAAATACGGTTGTTCCACTATTTGTGGTGTTAAATATTCCAAAAATTCCATCACTACCACCATCACTTCCAAGATCACCATCTACCATTCCACTTGTACTAATATTGAGCGCAGTAACAGTTGCAACTCCAGTAACATTTAAGTTATTATTAACAGTAAATGCTTGGGGCGATGAACCTACAGTAAATTCTCCATTAATGGAAGCATTTCCATTAACAGTCATGTTGCCAGTAACGATTGCATTACCACCAACATTTAAATTCTTCTCAACACCTATTCCACCTTCCGTAACGATAGAACCAGTATCTTTGTTAATGGACTGTTCTTGATTAACAACCTTCAGCAGTGCATTAACTGATAGGGTATCATTAAACTTTATTTCATTGTTAAAGGTTACTGGACCATCAAATTGCGAAAGAACAGTTGAGGAATTACCGCCTTCTACAAGTAATCTTTCCTTTACTCTAACTTCATCAAAGATTACACTTGTTCTTGATGGATCCTCTGCAGTAACTGTAGGGACAGGAATATCAAATGTTTTTTGTGTACCGGATGAAGCCGAATATTTTGTATTTCCAATGAAGAAGTCTCCATCAGAGTTCATTCCCGTATATACTACTGTGCCACCGGATCTCTCTTGCGCCTGCGATAAATAATCCTCTCTTTCAGTAATGGTTTTAACTTGAAGTTGAGGAAGACCAGTTGAGTAGTTTCCAGGTCCATATCCAAGATATTCAAATGTATGCCCAGATGCACGAGAAATTGATGGTCTTCTAAATTCAATTGGAAGAACTTTAATTTTTCTAATCAGTGATCCTGAAGTGTGATCTTGAGTTCTAGTTCCAAGAACACCACGAATAACATTGAGCTCATTACCACTTCCTCCAGTTAATCCATTTCTGGAAACCCTCATGATTTCACTGTCAACCAAAATGTAAGATCCAAGAGGGAATCTTGACATTACATTAACTTGAGAATTTAATAAAGAAACTTGGAAGGAAGTATCGTTTGTAATGTCCTCATCAAGTCTTAAGATTTGATTATCATAGAAATGAACGTTTCTTATTGAAATGTTTTCATCTGTTCTATCTGATACTGCATCATTAGATGAGAATGCATGTTTTAAAATAAATGCAGCACTTGATAGAGAATTATTTGTAATCGCAGAGAAAGAAGTATTGCTTACTTTTTCTTTGACCAAGAAATCTCCTAAGTTAGATCCGGTAGAATCTGTAACTCTAAATCTATTTCCCGCTAATAATCCATGAGGCAAACTGGTTGCAATAGTTGCAATTCCTACACTAGAATTATATACAGTTGACAGCACGTTTGCCGATGGACCAGTATTCAATACATATTGGTTAGGTAATGGTTTTGGATCAAAATTAGTAATAGCAAAGGCAACTTGGGTTTTGGAAGGAATAGAAACAATTTTATAATAACCGTCCGATGTATTACCCAATCCGGTTACTTGAATTGCATTGCCTACACAACTGGAAATTCCACTATTAGTAACACTTACTGATGCATTTACAGATCCTCCTACAACACCAGTATCAAAATACAATGTAAATGATCCACTATATCCAGATCCACCGGACATTATTTCAGCAGAAGTGACTTGGTTTCCAGAAACAACAACTTTTGCAGTTGCACCTCTCCAATCTGTTAAACCGACATCATTGAACAATTTAACTGCATAGTAAGTTCCATTTGTTTTCCCACTTCCACCAGTTAAGGATGAGTAAGTTGCAATTCCATTAAATCCGTGCTCTCTTTCAAATGTAAGTGTTGCGGTTCCTAAAGTTGTCGAAGTGAATGTTGTTGAAACTCCAGTAATCTTTACTCCAGCGCCAAAAGTTGGAACAAATGAATCAATTGTTTCTCTTGTGATACTTCTCTGAAGTTCATTCGTTATAACATCTCCAAGTGGGCTTCTTTTTGCAAATGTGGATGCAGCTCTTGGGTTTTCAACTAAATTATCTTTATCTAATTGTGGATACAGATCTACAATATTTTGACTATATTTAAAGTCTGTAAATTCCGTTGGAATTGCATTTTCAAAGTTTAATGCTGCAATTTGATAGACACCATCCTGTACTCCAAAAATGTAGGGAGTAAGCGTGTCATTTCTGTAGATGTAGTAGTTGTTTTGAACATCATTTCTTTCAAATCTAGGAAGATTTGTAGTTCTAATGGTTGTAATACCGGTAAATGTTCCTGGAACATGAACTATACCAAAAACATCTTCATATCCAGATCCATATTTAAAAACTTTATCACTTACAATCTCGGTGACTCTGAATGTTCCATTATATCCTAGGTTGTCTTGTCCACTTGGGTTCTGGTCGCTAGTGACATTTTTAACAACAATAACGTCATTTACCCTTAAATTATGTGGTGTTTCGGAAATTACAGAAAGTGCTGTTCCAACAATAGAGCACTTATTGATGATTTTTAAATTCTTGTTATAATTATAATCTGAAGCAGTAATAGTTGTGTTAGAAGCATACCCATCACTTCCAATTCCTGTACTACTAGATTCTTGAATAATAAAACTATTCGTGGGATCTTTCGCATTAATTGAGTTTTGTGGTACAACAACTCTTAATTTGTATAATTTATCTTCAAGTGATCTTGGATCTTCAATTCTCTTGATATAAGTAACGTTAGTTCTCTCTCCCAATACACCAACACCTTGAGCAACAAGTTCAGTGTAGATATCATTTGCAGTTGTTGAGTGAATATACCATTGGGAGTTGACACTATCGTATTGTACTGGAGAACCTAACTCACCACTTGTCTTATCAGAAACACGACTTAAAATTTTAATACTTGTTCCACCATAGATGTTTATTGCAATTCCAGCATCGGCATTTGTTTTAGATGCTGCGATTTTAATCTGGTTTGCTCCTAATCCAGATGTAATTGCATAATAAACAATATGAGGTTCAATATTTTCAGGGAGATCTCCGGTTTCACTTACAATTCTAATTTTCTCACCATTTTGTAGTCCATGTCCTACTGATAAAGTTAGAATATTGGTTGTGGGACCAGAAGACACCGTATATTCTTTTTCAGATATTACAGATCCTCTGGCAATGTTTCCGAATGCACCTACAAAACTATCAACCATGCAAATGGATGCCGTCTTTATGGTTGCCCCAGTAGAGTTTAGGTATAGCTTTTCATCTCTCTTTGCACCAATTCTATATCCTTGAATAATAACAGGCGGGGGATCATCCTTCGCTGTTAATCCATAGAGATACAAATGACTGGATATTCCAACGTTGATTGTTTTTTGAACATCCAAAGAAATCCAATCAATATCAGTTTCGGATCTAGTTACTGCCTTCGGTGCAACAATTGATGTTACATATGCATTGTTATCTTTTTCAAATGCATTTTTCTTGAATCCCTCTGCTACTAATGATATTTGTCCAAAGTTTGAGTTGGAGTTTGTGATTGAAGCGTCTCCACCACTTTGAACATCAAAGTGACGATTAAATCCAATTGCAAAAACAGAAACAACCTGGATAAAGGCATCATTCGATATCTTAATGTGACTTGTTTCCCATCCTTTTCTGTAAATGGCATTCGAATCTAAATGATAAACTTTAGATGCATTTAACGCCGAAGAGTTTTTAGATAGATCAGTTCCTGTTTGTTTAGTAATGGTAATCCCATCATAAACTCTAGAGGTTGGATCGTATTTTACAAATGATCTATCATCTTTCTGAAGTGAAACTCCAGTAAACTGGGCAACAACCATACTCTTAAATCCAGTTGCCTTGTTACCGTCCGAATGCATTCCATTCATACCCCAGACAGAACGTAGGGAGCAATTGAATACGTATGGTGAAGCACCAGTAACTGTATCTGTTTCTACAGTTACAGTTTGAGTGCTTGATGAGGATGGAGATGCTGGTAAGTTATCTCTAAATGCAGAAAGTAGATAGGTAAATTCAGTTTCACTGATTACAGTTTGAACTTTGGTAGAAATATTATAGTCTTCAACTGCGACTCCTCTAATTTTAATCGGAGTTCCGGCATTTAAATTATGTTCTGTAGTAGTTGTAACTGTAACTATAACTGTTGGAACAAATCCATCTCCGGATTTAATAGAGCTAATGACGATTGGATCATTTGCAAATGCACCAACAATCTCATATTCAGGTCTTCGTGCAGAGAATCCAAGTGGCGCATCTCCAATAGGATTATCTGGATATTTTTGATCTATATCTCTTCCTGATTCTAAATTAAATGCATTTGATAATTTACTATAATACATGTTCAGATCACTGATCTGATATCCAGAAGGAATATTTACTCCATCAGCATATTCAAAGCAAGTTAATTTATGGTGAGAAAAAGTTGGTTTGGACTGGTTATTTGTGGAGAAGTCAATATCATCAGTATAAACAACACCAGTTTCATCTGCATCAAAGAAAGATAACTGCCAAAAATAACATGCACCAGTAATTCTGAATATTGCTGTTTTTCCTACAGCAGAATCTGTGGGATTCGGAACATATTTTGCACGTACCTTAGTCTTTCTTAAATCTAATCCTACAATTGAAGTACCTCTAGGTACAACAACTCCACCGTAGATACTATTGAATTTATAGAGAATATTATCTTCTTGCGTTATGTCAAAGTTAGATTCTAAAGTAAGAGAAAGAGTATCGACAGCAGCAGTTTCTTCTCCTGTTGGTGCTACTGCTCTTGCCTGATTTGAAACTTCTTTGATGGCATATCCTGGTCTATTATCAATAATATATTCTCCTGGGAAAAGAAGAATAGTTGTTTTTTCAGTAAGATCGTTGTCATTACCTCTTAAATAGGAAAATCTTGCCGATTCTAACAGTGCTCTTTGAACAGTTTTAAAAGGTTTTGTTAGTGAATTGCCTTGATTAGTAATCGCATCCGTTGCATCAAGGTCATTTGGATTGACGTAAAGAATACGTCCCTCTGTATTCTTTATAAAATTCTCTAATTTATTAAGAGGCATTTGACTATATTTTCAGAAATATTCCTATGGTTTATTTATGATGTCAAATCTTCGCCACCATAGTCAAATTCTAATTCATCAGGTAAATCTTCAGGGTTTTCTAACTCAACTGGAAAGAAACAAGGATGCGCTTCCTCATCTATAAGATAGAAAGAATTTTTATATAAATCTTCTGGATCAAATGTTCTATACTTATCCGCTTCTTTACAAAGATCTATATCATATAAGTGTCCATCAGGCAGTTCATCAAAAGTGAAGGGTATTTCATTAATAAAATACATCTTCACAATCATACTGCCATTATTGTACCAGCAGTATGCGTGAGTGATTTTGTATTTAAAAGACATAGGAGAAATTCCCATATCTTTTTATTTATTTTAAGTAGGAGATGGGAGACTTGAACTCCCACGGGCATACGCCCAACAGATTTTAAGTCTGGTGTGTCTACCGATTCCACCAATCTCCCTTGTATAGGACCATTATAACTCAAAGAGTTGTATTGGTCAAGTGCTCCTTGCGTGGATCGAACACGCCTCAGGCGAATTATGAGTTCGCTGCATTCACCAGATTGCTAAAGGAGCAACGGAAGTGGTTGGATTCGAACCAACGGATGCCCTTAAAGAACATCGGCGGATTAGCAATCCACTGCATTAGACCTCTCTGCCACACTTCCATATAGGAGTACTGGGAGTTGAACCCAGACTAACCCGTTATAAGCAGGCCGCTCTGACCATTAAGCTATACTCCCATAAAGCCAAATCTATTACTGCCGCTCTTCCGTCTTCACCGACAATTCCTATGTGCTCACCATTTTCGACTCTTTCAAGGAGTTCGTCAAATTGTTGTTGAAATTGTTCCACGGTAAAAACTTCCATTTTTGTCTTGTATTTAGTTTATCAAAAGGGTTTGGAATACACCAGAGTATCTTCATCAAGTTTAGAACGAACAACTTCAAGAACGTTCATAAACTGATTTACACTTTCACATTCCACAACTCGCTCTCCACCTTGATCAGAGTACAGGTAGAACTTACGTGCCAGTGTGTCAACAACACAGCGGGTTAGTACTTCTTCGGCAGGCATCAGGCGTTTCGTTTGATTACCTAGGTATTATAGGGCATCTGGACCGGCGTGTCAAGGGGTTTTATCCAAGGGAGTTGATTGAATTTATTGATGCAGATATTGTGGATTGCCTTTGTGATATAGATCCATCACGACAATTAAATCCCCATCTTCTTACCTCATGTGATGATTTTTCAGTCTTAACAGAATTTAAATCTGTAAAATTAATCGTATCCCTTTGCGTTCGAAGTGCGTCTATTTCATTGACCAGTGTTGTTATTGTATTGTAATATGTGGTACAAATGGGTGGAGTTGACAATCCTACATCAATTTCCTTATAAGATGAAGATACTGTAGATCCATTATTGTTAGAAACAGTAGTCTGATATCCATTTCCCACATTTGAGTTTGATAAAGTCTGGTTTACTATTGGGAGAAATGAATTTGCTGAATAATTCTCTACATTCGAATATACACTAATAGTTGCAGTATCTTGCCTTACTGTTAATCCTGCCCCAATTGCAATCCCAGTGCCATTTACATCAGCAGCATTAACTATTAAAGGAAATACAAGTGGATCAAGTGGATTAAATCCAAATTGAATCATTGAACATCCAGCAGAAACCGCAGATGCTATTGTAGAAACAATAAGACTTTTTTTAGAATCAATTTGATCATTAAGATCTTTTATTTGTTGATCTAACGGTATAGCTACATTTTTCAATTGAGATATTAATAGATCTCTATTAGAAGATTCTGTTTCTATAATCGTGCTCGGCAACTCATTTGGATTTTTACTTTCATATTCAACTTTAGTCCAAGTTGAATCATCATTTTGAGTAAATTGTGCATTGGTTATATTTTCATCAGGTGTAATTAAATTATCTGGATCTGAATTATACTTTGAAATGTAGTCATATTCAGACGTCAACAGTTTAATTGCACCTTGCCCAGAATTATCAGCCATAATATTTTAATCTTTGTTGGAATATTTATCTACAGTTCCAACCATTGAGATGGGTGAGTTGATCCTTGATGATAGTTTGGATGATCTTCTTTTAGAGTTATGCGAATATCTCCAGGTATTACAATACGCTCATCTCTTCTTTCAGTAAATTTTTGAGTAAAGTGATAAGTATTACTTGGAAACAGAATAACTGTTCCTTCAGTTGGAGTGATAGTATAATAATTACAATTATATCGATTAAATCCTAATAGAGTATTTCTTTTTTCTGCGGTTTCGAACAGTCCACCGGCAACTTCATTTCTATTTGCTCTTTGACTAATACAAAATTTATCTGAAGTCTCATTAGTTTTCAAATAATAAACAAAACTAATATTAGATTCATTATGATAATGTGGAGTAATAGAAGGTGTAGTATCGTCTAAATGACACCCAACCCATGCCTTAATAATATGATAACTTAATAAAGTATGGTCAACATTCAAATGCTCCATATATTCGTCGAGATTCTTTTTCAATGAATTGAAAAAAGGTTTATATCTTTTTTGATGATGAACGAATATTTTTCCAGAAAACTCTGGACTTTCATTTTCATAACCATTAAACCAATAATCTCGTAAAGAATCTAAATTGTTTCTTTTAAATTCTTCATGCCCTTCTAAGGCACCTTGATAGACTACAAGGGGAAATATTTCATGAACTTTATTCACGTAAAGCTTTTGCCATTAATTACATATTCTCTATTATCGCCCGGATAGTCCGCTGGTGTCAAGCCCTTATATTCTGGAATATTTTTAGAAGTATCTTTTCTCTCTGCAAATACCATATAATTACAATTAATTGCGGCACCAGAATTATTTTTAATAATAATCTTAGTACCCCATTCAATTTTTTCTACAAATAATTCCTGATAATATCCGACTGGAGTTAAAGATACTCCAATTGTTTCAACATCAACTAAATTTCTCCAATATTCCGGAAGTTCAATTACATTACCATCTTTTAATTTTCCTCTCAGATATACTTCTGCAGATGGACCTTCTACACAAATATATCTGAGACGGTGATCTGCTTTTGAAGGATGAGGAATATCAAATCCTTTTTTAGAATCCCAGAATGCTGCAGCAACATCCCAATTTCTTCCGTTTAAATTTAAAGCCAGAGCAGAAGTAATATTTACGTTAAGACCAGTTACATTAAAACTACCTGCTGCAGTTGCATATAAGTTAGAACCAGAAGTTAATGTGATACTACCAGAAGTAATATCTGTGGTTGCAGTTCCACAATAAAAATTAGTTCCTGTTAAGTTTGTAGATCCAATGACATTATGCACTCCTACAGTTGTCCATATCCCAATAGCAGTACTATTTCCATCTGCTCTAAATGCAAAAGGATACAGACCCTGTCCTGCTGCTAAAGATGCCTGCCCAAAAGCAACAATTGACCCAGCTCCATAATGACCCATATGAGAAGATATTGTTCCTGGTATCCAAAATCCTTTAGGTATATTCAGTCCCTCACCCAAAATACTCGTAACTGCAAGACCAAAAAAGTCCATTGGTGAATTTGCCATAATTACTTACACGATTCTAAAATACCTTGAATTAAATCTGAAACTGGACCAGGTAGAAATGGAAGGCTACTTAAAGGAGATCCATAACTCATTTCACCTAACATTTTAATCATATGATTGGAAGCAATATCAACTCCAGCCTGACCACTTAAACATAATTTTGTTCCGGAAATAACAATATTATCACCGGTTGCTAATGTAATTTGACCATTTGCAGAAACCTGAAAAGTTCCATTATTTTTTGGTCCATTTGTCTCTATGAAAATATTTTTTGCCTTTAATTTAATATTTCCATTCACAGAAGTTATACAAATATCTCCGTTTCTTGCAACTATGGACTTTGCAATATTTTCCTTTTGTGATCCATCTAGTTGATCTCCACATATTTCATCAAATCTTTGTGGGACGCGAATTGTGGTATTTCCATTCTCATTGGAATGCTCAATGTATCCACCCTTGGTCACTAAAGTAAATTCAGAACCTTCATCAGGTTTGTTATTTGCTCCACCTGGACCAAAAAACATTACTCCATGTGGATTATTAGTAACTGTATATTCTGGTACTCTACTCATTTTTTAACACAATCAATTACACGAATTAAGTTTTCAGATTTAAAGTTTCTGGCAGATTGAGAGTTAAATTGTTCGACCTTATTAACTCTGGTGAAGTTTAAAATTGGACGTATCCTTGCACCGGATCCTGTATTACTATTTATGGTAATTTCTGGAATCTGATTTAAATCGCATGGAATATTACTTATATCAATTGCAACAATCTGCCCCTGGGAAGTTAATTTTATACTAGCTTCGAGATTTGGTACATCAGGATTAATTGTAACCGTATCGTTAATAGTATACCCAATTCCTGTACCTATAATCTCAAATTTGGTTAAGCATCCTACATACTCTCGAACTTCAACTTTTACAGGTTCCTCTGGAGTTACTTCTCCATCACCACCACCGTCAGCGCCACCGTCAGCGCCTCCAGCGCCAGTATCATTTATAGTTGGATTTCCATACTCATCAAGTCCATCCGGAGAAGTTAAATAACCACCACCAGGATTTACAATTACAATGCTTTCAACTTGTCCAGACTCATTAATAACCGAATATGCAGAGGCATAATTTCCATTATCACAACTATCAGAAAATGTAACAAATGGTGGTGAAGTGTACCCCTCTCCACCATAAATTAGGTCAACCCCAACAACTTGCCCAATACTATTCACAATTGCATTTCCTACGGCACCTATACCTCCACCACCAAATATTTCCACATTTGGAAGACCACATGCATAAGGATCTGTATTACAATTTAGTGGACCTGCATAAGTGTTAGAATCCTCGCCAAAAAATTGTGCAAGGGCATCGTCAGCCCCCTGAACAATAGAACTGGAATTTGGAACAGATGCAAAATTATTAAAATTATCTATTTCTGATCGAGTAGGACCTCCCCATGGTCCTTGCTTAAAGGATTTAACCTCTGGACAATTTGGTTTTTGGCATAGAAAAGCTTCAAATCCTAAAATAAAATCAATTGCCTCAAAAATTGATCCTGCAATTTGAGCTACTCCTCCCAGAACATCATTAATACTATCTAAAACCGGTTGAATTTCATTATCTATTACTGTTGCAATATTGTTGATAAGAGCATTCGTAAACCCTTCTACTGCACAAAAAACTGGATTTAAAATTTCTTGAACAAATGCATAAAGAAAATCAACAACTAAATCAACTAACCCATCAATAATTTTATCAAATGCACATAAAATTTGCTTTATAACTTCATCAATAACTAGATCTTTGAAAACTTTAGCTATTGTTGGGAGAAGATATTCTATAACTATTTGAATTAATTCTCTAATCTTCTTCATTAACCAATTTCTAGCTCTTTGAATTAGTATTTTTAAAATTGATGCAATAATATCGGCAGTTTGACTGATTAAATTAGTAATATTTTGAATTTTATTAATAGTTCCGAATACATATAATTCACCATATTTTTGAATTCCTTTAAGTGCAGTAAAGAAATTCAAAAGAGCCGTATCAATTTGAGCTAGAGTACCTTTTCCACAAGTATCAGGTAAATCTATTTTTAAATCTGTTAGGTATGATAGAGTGGCAAATGCTTCCGTACCAAGAAATGTCTCAGAATCTGGAGCATTGGAAAAATTCCAAGATATATCAGATTGTTGATTGGTGCCATCAAATGGAATTACTGGAATTTTTGTTGCCATTTTTTAATAATATTATTAACTGTTATTTATATTGAGCTTTATACCCTTGGCTGCTTCCCAATCTCCTATAGGAATTTCAGATCCAACAGAACTAGTTGGTTTTGCTCCAGATTTTGTTTGATGAAATGCAGCTTCTACTCCAGAAGTATATTTGCTAACAGTTTTGAAATATGTACTTCCGTCTTTACTTTCGTTTAATCCACGTTCATCAGTATTTCTTGAAAGAACATGAGTAATGACTGGAACTTGATTTCCTTCATCTAAAAAAAATCCTATCACCCATTCTCCTGCATATATGCCAGTGGACCCTCCACTATAATTTCCTTGACTCGTTGGTTTTGCAATAATTGCCCATGGTAAATTTTCATCAGTAACCTCACCAACATCATGAATTCCTGGAATTCTAACTTTAACTCTACTAGACCATGCCTCTTTTATCCAATCTGCATTTTTAGAATGCTCATTTTGATCTGGAGGAACCTGACCAATGAACCATCGATATGAAAGACCAGCAAATCCTACATTTGCAGACATTATTGATTAACCTGCTTTACTAGTATATAGACCATATGTATCACGAACAAGAGTTAATGAAGTGAACGATCTTTTGGGTGTAAAATCGTGACATAAATTCAATATTAAGTAGTTTCCACTTTGAGTTGGATCTGCATATCCTTGTTCTTTTGATCCTTGGGTTATCATTTCAAACTCACAACGAATGACATCTCCAGCACGAAGATTAGGATTGCATGGAACAGTTATAGAAATAATTTGAGTAAATAAAAGATTATATCTTGTACTTGATGTTGCTTGATATTCTTTTGGATCATTATTAATTTCACCTGCAGCAGTTTTTTCCAAAGTTCCAATATCCACAATATGATAATGAGTTCTTGTGAAACTATTTTCTGTCGGAATATCTACATCCTTTCCTAGAGAACTTTTTAGACCATCTTTACCCAATTCAGTTATAATTTCAGCATACTCTAAAGTCCGTGGATCAAAAAAGAGATTTCTGCTAAGATAAACTCCAGATTTAAGAGCATTAATTACATTTTGATTTTTTTGAATTGAAACTGAAGCCATTTTATAATCATTAGAATCATTATCTATTGAAGATTCGAGACCATCATTACGGTAGTAAACAGATTTTGGTGCCGTCGAGATTAATTTATCGATTGCTTTGTATTTAAATCCATCTTGTGTTTCATAAAAGAAGAATCCTGACAATCCTTCGGATGGGATTGTTTTTGGTCCAAGAGAGCATATAATTTCAAATGGATTACGACTGTTTCCTATAAAATTATAAGAATTTTTAACTTCATCTACATCAACTTTATCTGAAGAAACTTCTAGATAATCCGATAAAATTTTCTTTACAGTATTTCCAATATTTCCTCTATACTTTGCAAAAACAGTTGCTTCTTGATTTTTAATGGCAGATTCGGAAACTAAATCTAAAGTTACAATTTGCCTAGTTCCTTGATCTGCACCTGGAGGAGATACTCCATTTACCAGTAAAGGATTTGTTGTAAAATCTAACGTTCCTAATTTTGATTGTATTTTAAATTTTATCTTTTCTGCCCCTGTGATGGGTAATCCATTATATACTGTCGTAATTCTCTCCTGGGGATCATATTTTGAATCAGCCTTTATTGATCCTCCAGTATCAACAAACGACATCGATGCTGTAATATTCGGAGACAGTAAACTTTCATAATAAGAAAACTTAACCGTTGCTGGTCTCAAATCAACAGTTTTCCCATCTTTGTCGATGGTCATTATTTCGTAAATAGAGGGTGAAGATGCATTTGCCATTTAATTTATACTCTCCAAAGTTCAGATAATGAAGGTGATGATGGTGCTTGTACTATAGTTTTTTGTGGGACGGGAAATTGCATTGGAAAAGGAACGGCAACTTCTTCCTTTTGATTTATCATATAAACTACAGTCCTAGTATCTTGACCACCATCAGGTATATTTAATGAAGTTTTTTGTGGCGGCGGAGGTAATACTGGTGTCGGTGGTGGTTTTGCTGGTTGTTGCCCAGATTTAACAACCTCAATTTTGGCAGAACCGGAAGGAATAACACCAGTCCCCTTCATTCCAAGTGCTTCAGCAGCAGCATTACTTAAATCAACAACCCTACCTGATATGTATGGACCACGATCCTTAACTGGAACAACGATTGACTTTCCTTTCCAAGTAATTCTTAATAGGGTTCCAAATGGTAATGATTTATGTGCAGCCAAGAAGCTTTCTGGAGTATATTTTGTTCCATCGGCAGTTTTGTTTCCATAAAATCCAGGTCCGTACCAACTGATTTCTCCACTTAAAGATCCTGTAGGAGTAACTTTTGAGGGATCAATTTTAGCAGTTGGTTTAGTTTTTGCATCTTTTTCTTTTTGTTTTTTCTCCAACTCTTTCATTTTTTCTGGATTTGCTGGACCAGCACTTAAATGCCCAAGCAAATATGAATTATTTTGAGAATCTTTTATGATTACAACATTTCCATAACCAGCATTTTCACCAGAATCATAAGTAGAGAATTTTAATCCACCTGTTAATTGAATTGGAGTTCCTGATGGAATTTCATAATCAAATCCTCTATGGTCTCTCCCAGCACCTATTCCATCTCCCATTTTCCATTTATTTAATGATTTTCCACCAACGATGATATTGCTTAAAACTTCAGTTGGTATAGATCCACCAGCACCCCCATATCCATTACCAGTTTCAATATGAATATGTGGACCAGTGGATCTTCCAGTACTTCCAACAAAACCAATTATTTCCTTCCCCGGTATAAATGAACTACTATAGTCATCACCAAAATCTCCAGGACTTTGGGGTGATCTAGTAATCTGTTTTTTATCATCATCTTTATCATCAAATAAAGATGGCATAGACTTGATATTAATTGCTAATTCTTCAAATTTTTTATTATTTTCTTCATCTATTTTTGAAATGGCATCAAAATTATCGGTGGTTGTTTTAAAGACTTCAAAATAATTGACTGATTGCCTTGCTGCCTTTGCCCTTCCAGTTTCACCTTGAGTGAAAGTTTGTGATTTTATTTTTGCGGAAGATACTTTTCCACTTTGTACTTGAGTTCCTCTAGTAACCTCCCCACCTTTGGCATATCCTTTTGGTTTAGGAGCTTGTGGATTAGAAAATGTAGGTGATTGCGGTTTTACTTGAGTTGCCGGATTAGCATATCTTCCATATCCAGAAGTATTTTGAAAATTTGTTTGTGATGGTGTAGATCTAGGTTGTGAATTTTGTTGACTTGGTTTTTTACCAAGATCCGACATAAAACCAAGTAATGATACGTCCATTGACCCTACCATTACATTTAAATTTTGAATTTCTCTTGTAATATTATCTCTTTGTTTAATTATTTGTTGTTGAGTTGCTCCGGCAAATGCTGAAAATCCGTTTACTAAATTAATAATACCAAATATTCCATCACCTATAACTTTAAATAAAAATTTAACCCCGTCAATTATCCATTTATTGTCGGAGAAAAACTTTTGCAATCTTTCGATAATTGTTGGTAGATTGTTTATCAAAATACCCAATAATATCGTTCCGGCAAAATTCATTATCTTATCAAAAAGACTCATTGGTCCTGATAAAATACTTGATGTAATTTTATTAATTCCCGTTCTTATTGCCGATGTTTCTATTTTTTTCTCTTTTTGTTTGGATTCTTCCTGTTTCTGTTGATTGAATATTATCCTTCTTTTTTGCAATCGCAAAGATCTAGATTCAGAGTTCTTTCTGATAAGAAAACTGTTAATATTACTAACGTTTAATTTTAATTGCTTCGTTTGTGCTACAATCATTTCTTATACAAAAATTCCGTATAAAGATGGTGTTAGTATCATGTAAGGATTTGATGAATTTGATGATGGTATTGATGGAACGTATGATGCTGGTGCTTGTGGTATGTTAATTTTTGGTATTGCTGCCTTTTTAGTTGGAAGATTTATTGGTACTATTACTGGAGATGAATTTGATGATGATTTAGTAATTTGCTGTATAGAAGACGATCTAATTGGAAGTGGTACTATATTTACATTATTTTGAACGGGACTTATATTTACGTTGGGGATTTTTTGAATTATATTATCATACATTTGACCACCTTTTTGACGACCAACCTGTCCACCTACCCATCCACCCCCAGGAATTCCGGTTGATTTGCCTTGTTGAGTTCCAATAACTTGACCTGCCGCTTCAAATAATGGTCTTCCAAATCCACCACCAGACGCAGATTTCTTTAAATTTTTCTTTTGTTTTTTCTGCTCAAATGTCTTATTCAAATCTTCAAGAATAGTCGAAAATCTTTCAGAATTGCTTTGCTGTAAGGATGTGACTTCCAATAATTTTGTTACAGCCTCTCTAAAGTAATTCCACAATCTCCCAGCATTCTCATTAATATCACTTAAAAGCGGTCTAAACAATTTAGATGCTGCTGTACGAATAACATACTCGCCAGGAGCAAGCATTGCAGGAACACTATCAACTGTTCCACTACCAGATCCACCGACACTTCCACCTTGAGAAAATGAGGGAATAATAGAACATTTGGAGCATTTTTTAGGTGATATATCATTAATTAATCCACCTCTAGATGCTTTTTTAACTTGAGGATAATTTGGTAAAGTTTGCCCAAGAGCTGGTGAAGACACCATGGGCAATACTATTTGTCGAATTGCTTCAATAATAGCCCCCCAGATTGCTGGAGAAAGACCTGGGGGATTGGGTTGATACTGTGGTTGTGGATTTAAATTTGGTGACGTCGGTGCCGGTGCTGGAGTAGTTTTAGGTACTGCAGGAATATTGAGAGGTGCTCCGGCCGGACCAACTAAAGGAGGTAATGGTAATGGAACTACACCTTTGGCAATACCTTCTATAGTACCATAAACTTTTGGATTGGACCTCATATAATATGAGAGAACATTCGCAAATTCAGGTGCATTCTTTAAGCATTTTAAGATTGCGGAGCAATCCATTGGTCCTGCACCACCAGAAAGCTTTCCTTTTCCTTTTAATAAATCAATAGCACCTTTAATTCTTTTAACAACACCAATTACACCAAGCAATCCCCCCAATAATTTTCCAGCTATTAATGTTCCTACTATCCACTTCCAATGATCTGCTAAAAATTGAAAAAATACCTTTACTTTTTCCTGGTTTTCTTTTTTAGATAACCAATTTAAGGCAGTATTGACAGCCAGTCCGGTTAGAATTGTTTTAAAAAATTCAATAATCTTTTGAAACAAACTTTTAGCTGGAGTTAAAACCTTATCTACTTGTCTGAAAAGACCTTTCCCTATACTCTGAACACTTTCTAGTGCTGCTTCTTTATTATAGGCAGCCTTTCTAAATTTTTGTTTCTTTACTTCTCCTATTTGCCTTCTATCTTCTGCAATTCTTGTCGAAAAATCAATCGCCAATTGGTTCTGTATTTCTACAAGAACTCTATTTGTTTCTATTAGTGATTCATTTAAACTTTTAATTACGCCTAAAGATAAATTATCAGCATTCAATTGCTCAGAAATTATATTCGGAGATTGAATATTCTGTTTTCTAAATCCGAATGTAGATTTTTTTACTTGTAAAGGCTTAGAAAAAGAAGTCCTCCCCGCTAATGGGGAAGATATATTTTTTCTACTTAATTTTGGTACTGATGGTGCCCTATAGATTGGATAATTATAATCCACGAGGTTGTTGCTTTAGGTTCTCTTCTTCGATATAATTTTTCAATAAACCAATATACACTTCCCTTTCCCAAGGAATCATATTTTCAAGCTCAGTCAAAGAATATTTATGATGCTGAATTAACTGAAAATTAGTTTGATAGTATGACTCAAGGTTAGTATGAGCCATACCTAACTGAAAAAACTTGCAAGACCCTCCAGAACAACTTCACTTTGGACATCAGTCTTTGGATTTTTTACCTTTACAGTATGGGAAAGTTTGGGCATTGTTGTAAAGAAATTTTCAATTTCTTTAAATTGCTTTGTATTTAATTGTTCGATAAATTCATCAAGTTCTTTTTTGGTACAGTCCGAAGCACTCCAAGATTCTTCCTGATCATATATTGTATCAATACATGAAGTGATCATTGACAATGATTTATTAACATCATTATTAGTTTCATTAACTTCAAAATTACTTTCTACAAATTCGTTTAGTGACGGATATTTCAATTTCATGGACAAATTATCATCCAACTTTATGACATTTTTATGTTCTTCTGATCTTTGAACTTTGATATCGTCAATATTAATTTCAACGCTGACAATTGTCTCTTCATCATCTGGGCAAGTAACATTTACTTCTATTGTTTCCCCGACAGATTTAGATCTAACATTTAAAAACAAATATTCAATATCAAAAGTTGATAATTCAGCGACATTAACTCCTTTTGATAAAATACAATCATTTAAAATTTGGACAACGGCACCAGAAATATCTTTGATATTCTCGGATTCGAGTGCCATAATCAGAATTTTTTCTTCTCTAACTAAAAATGGACGATATTTAATTTTTTTCCCTGTTGAAGGCAATTCCAACTCATAAGTCGGTGTAGAAATCTTTGGTAAAGGCATAATGACCTATAGAAACTTCAGTGCTATTATTTATTAGACCACATTGGGGTATAGAACACCATTTAATCCAGGTATTCCTGTTCCAAATGGAAGAGTTTGTCCTTCTATATCTTGTATTACTGGAAGATCCGATACGGGAGAAGGAGATGGCGATTTCTTTACTATATCCAGACCCGCAACTGTATTATTCTTAACAACGTATCTGTCATAATTAAAGGTCACAGTGATTTTTAATAAATCTGCAGGTCCATAGGAAACTGGAATAGATGTAATTCCTTTGGGAAATGCATTAACAAACTGATAATCTAATGTAAATGATTCCTCTATACTTCCTAAAGTTCTTTCAAATTTAGTAATAGATAAATTATTAATTTTATAACTATCTGGATATTGAAATCTTCTAAAATATCCTTTATTAAAACCACCATTTTCTACTTGTGCTGCCCCGGCCCCAGAAATAAAATCCATCCACCCCTCAAAAAATCTTAAAATTTTATAATCAGTATCAACATAAAAAGTAAAATCTATATCAGTAAATAGGCGACTGTGTGCAAATTCTTGTGGAACTCCTATAAAATTATCCTTCACTTCTGCCGTTGCAAAAGTACTACTTGGTAAATTTGCATCAGCACATAAAATTCCAACATTACGACTAATCCAATCCTCTGTAAGAGTTGAATCTGCATATTTTAACAAATGATCCATTAAGTCAGAATCACCATCCACTGTTCCCATTCCATTAAATCCGACAAGATAATAATTTGTTAGTGACAGTTCTCCAAAATAAGTTTTGGCAACCTCCATACTAATGGGTTGTGGTGTTGTAACTGACATCTAAATATTTTAGGATATTTGTGGTATTTAGTATAAATACTTTGGGAATGTAACTTTATGGTGAGATTATGAAATATGACACAACAAGAATAAGTAAAATTTTAAACATAGGTAATATTGGAATAATTGATATTAATTTAAGTGAAGATGAAAAGTGGGACTGTTATAGTGATGATGTTACTGATAGAAGAAAAAATGCGGTCTCTTTATATTGGAAAAATTTAAAGAATGATGAAAAAGTTGAAAGATTAAAAAATCATGGAATGACTGGGAAAAAACATAAACCCCAAACCATTGAAAAAATGCATAAATCATCTATTAATACACAAAAACCCCATTTGCATAAAGGTGGAATATTAATAAACGAAAAGGGAAATATTATTCAATTTTCATGTTTAAGTCATTTTTGTAAAGAACATAAATTAAGTAGTGGACATGTTTGTGAACTTCTCCAAGGTAAAAGAAAATCTGTAAAAGGTTGGAAAAATGTCATATAAAGGAAGATATCAACCAAAAAATCCACAAAAATATAGGGGTGATGTAAATAATATAATCTATAGATCTTTATGGGAAAGAAAATTTCTAGTTTATTGTGACACTAATGAAAATGTTCTTGAATATGCTAGTGAGGAAATAGCATTACCATATCGCTCACCAATAGATAACCGTATTCATAGGTACTTTCCAGATTTTTATATCAAAGTCAAAGAGCAAACAGGTCAAATTAAAAAATACATTATTGAAATTAAACCTAAAAAACAAACAATAGAACCCAAAGTTCAAAAAAGAAAAACAAAGTCATACATCTATGAAGTAGTCGAATATGCCAAAAATCAGGCAAAGTGGAAGGCAGCGGAAGAATTTTGTAAAGATAGGATGTGGGAGTTTAAAGTTCTAACAGAAGACGAATTAGGTATTAAGTAATGCCAAGAAAAACCATCAGAGATAGGAGCAATCCCACTGATACAAATAGAAGACTAAATCGTGTTCGTCATATTGTAGATAATATAATTGGAACCGAAGATCCGGACGATATAATGCAGTCCATTCTAGAATCCTTAAAAGACACTGTATTAATTCCTGATGTAGGTAAGTATTATACATTCGTATATGCTCCCAAAACTTCAAGTATTACTTATGATGCTCACCCTCTTGTTGGAGTCACAAATATATACTCATGGGGATTTAAAGGTGTAAATTTTCACTGGAATCGAGTACGTCAATATAGTTGGGAAGAAATAGTAGGATCATTACATATAGTTAATTCTTCCGAACTTAAAGATCTAAAAGCACTACCTTTTGCTAAAATAATAAAATGAATAAAATGAATCGTTTTTTCACTCTTGATGAAATTAATCCAAATCTAAAACTTTTAGAGGAAAGATTTGATGAAATACATGAAGAATTTATGGCAAATAAAAATAATTTATTTGCCATAACCTGGGGAGCAGAAGTTGGATATTATGTTCAAAATGCGGCAGAGCGTGTTGGTAAACAAAGTTCCTCTGTATATAAAGGTTGGCAGGTTGCTCCTCTATATGGAACTATGAATGATATACTTTCAATAAATTCTGATATGAATCATTACAAACATCTGATTCAGGTTGATGATGATTTGCTAAAGGTTAAACATAATGTATCGATGTTGCCAATTCTCACAAAAACTTTGTTAGAAGCAGGAGTAAGAAAAAGAGTTGGAATTACTATTCTTGAAGCAAAAAAAGAAATTGCATGGCACTCCGACCCAGATCCAGAAAAACCGGGATTAGCAATTATTAGAGGTTTATGGGGGTTAGATGTTCCGGAAGAGGAAGGAAAGGAGTCTTTTATATATTTAAATAATAATACCCAAAAAGTAAAATTTAAAAACAATGAGTATGTTTTATTTTGGGGGAGAACAAACCATAGAGTAAAAAATAATTTATCAAGTTCTAGATATATGATATGTTTCGACCATGAGGTTCCTTATAAAAATCTTCTAAATACTTAGAAAAGGATAAATGGCAAACGATACTTCATATGAAATATTAAGATATCCATATGAGATTATTGGAGACAAGACTGATTATTTACAAATAGCAGTTGTTGATTTAAAGCCTAATGGACTAGTTAATGAAGGAGCATCTCAAAGAAATGCGGTTGTTTCTACTGCGTTTAGTGCAGGAACAAATCTTAGTCCAAAAACTGCCTATACAAATCCACAATTTATAATACTCCCAATGCCATCAAACATTCAAGATGGTAATAGTGTTGGGTATTCTGATGATAGTTTGAATGGATTTGCTGCTGCTGCATTGGGTACAATAACAAGAGGACTTGATGAAAGTGCTCAAGGAGCGGATATTACTTCAGCCTTAGGTGATTTCTTTTCTAAAGGAAATAAAGCTCTAAATGATGTTGTCACAGATCCTAGGGCAAGACAAGCAATAAATCGGTATTTTGCATCAGAAGCAGTAAATATATTTGGCGCAAATGTCACCCCACAGCAATTATTATCAAGAGAAACCGGTCAAATATTTAACCCAAATATGGAACTTCTCTTTAACAACGTAACATTGAGAAATTTCAAATTTTCTTTTAAAATGACTCCAAGAAATTCAAAAGAAGCAGAAGAAATCAAACAAATAATTAGAGTCTTTAAGAGAAATATGGCACCCAATTATCAAGATAGTAAATTTTTAAAACCACCCAAGAGCTTTGAATTGGCATTTAAAACTGGGGGAGGTAATCATAAATTTTTAAATCGCTTCAAGCAATGCTTCCTGACGGATATGGCAGTTAATTATACTGCAGAAAACGTTTATGCTACATACAAAGATGGAACTCCAGTATCCATGATCATGGATTTATCATTTAAAGAGATTGAACCAGTGTATCAGCAGGATTATGCTGATACAAATGAAGAAGGAAAACTAGGAGTAGGATTCTAAAATGGGATACTTCAGAGAACTTCCTAACGTAGAATATCAATCATTTTTATCAGATAAATCTTCTTCTCAAGATTATCTGCTAGTAAAGAATCTTTTTAGAAGAGCGAAAATTCGTGATGATCTTCAAAATATTTTTACACTTTTTAACAAGTACGAGATTCAAGAAGGTGCAAGACCAGAACTTGTAGCAGAAGAATTGTATGGTGATGCTAATTTAGATTGGGTTGTTTTAATATCTGCAGGAATTACAAATGTTCGCAATGAATGGCCATTATCAAACGCGGATCTTTACAGATATGTCCAAAGTAAGTACGGGGACGAAGTTCTAAATTCAGTGAGATTTTATGAAAGTGAAGAGGTACGAGATTCTAAAAACAATTTAATTTTTCCAGCAGGAGAAATTGTAGATGAAGATTTTGAAGTTTCATATTTTGACGAGAATTTAAATAACGTTATTACAAAAACTCCCGGAATTGCAATTACTAATTACGAATATGAAACTAGATTAAATAGTGAAAAAAGTTTAATTTATATTTTAAGAAATGAATATATTCAACAATTCCTGAATGATAGTCGAGAAATTATGCTTTACACTAAATCTTCTCAATATATTAATGATCGATTAATTAAAACAGAAAATACAAATTCAACTCTGGCATAATTTTACAGATTAGAGTTTTGCCAGAAAGCCGCCGAAGCAGCTTTCTATAACGGCGTTTATTTAATCACTCTTCAGCAAGACGGGCAAAGTAAGAGAGTGTATCATCTTCATCTTCATCATCAGAAGAAACAGATTTTGAAGGTTTGAGATTATTGAGTTCGCTACGCAGGTCTTCAGTCAGAGAAGGGGCAGTTCCACGATAATCATCTTCATCTTCAACTTCAGCGTCCTGAACCTTAGAAGAACCTTTCAGACCAAGAGTATAATCAAGGCGCTTTTTGAGATCTTCATAGGACTTATATTCGGCAGGACTCATAAACTCCTGGAGAGAATACTGCTTCTTCCAGATTGCTTCCATTGCATCATCATCGTCCAGTAGAGCACTCTGAGAGGCAAATTCACTGGAATCATAGTTACGATAACCAGCAACGTTCTTTGCCTTCAGTTTGAAATTAGCACCTTTCCAGAAGTCAAACGGATCGATAGGAGTCTCATCTTCAAACTCGGGTTGCATTGCTTCGGTGAGTTTGTCAAAAATTTTCTTACCATACTTGAAGAGGAAAACCTTACCCTCATTCTCAGGGTTAGTAGGGTCCTTTACAACATAGATATTGCTCATATAAGTCAGTTTGCGCTTTTGCTTACGTGCAACTTCCTTATTAGCATCGATGCCAGAGTTCCAAAGACCGGAGTTGTGCTCACACACAGGACACTTTTGATTCAGTGTAGTCAGGCAGTTATCAATCAACCAACCACCAGGACCCTGGAAAGCGTGAGAATAGACTTTAACGAATGGCAGGTCTTCACCATCAGGAGCAGGCAGGAAACGAATGACGGCATACCCATTGCCACTTTTATCAACGTCAAGTTTCCAAAGACGGTCATCAGAAGAATTACCAGAATTATTCATTTTTTCGACTTCTTTCACCAGTTTATCGGTGAGAGAGCCAAGTTTAGATTGTTTTTTAAGGTCGGCAAAACCCATTTTAGATACCTCGGATAGTTTGGATTCGTGTGATTACTTGGATATTATAGCAAAAAAGCACTCATCAGTCAAGATACTTTTTGAGCGACTCAATGGTTTTTGTCATACTACTGAAAAGAATGCTCATATCAGTCTCTGGGGGAAATCCCATCAGAGCAACGGACTTTCTCAAATTCTCTTTCATTTCAACCGCTTGTGGGTCGTTTGAAAGAGAAAGTCTGGTGTACATAATACGCTGCTTTTCGAGCAATTCACTCAGTTTATCAATATGTTCCAGCTTCTCTTCACGGGGCATCAAACCAAAAGACAAAATACTTCCGTAGATGTCTTCTTGCAATTGATTAATTTCTTTTAGTTCATCCTGAATAATATCAGAATCAAAAAAACTACTCATTTATAATGTCCCGTAAAAGTTTTTTGTACTGGAATATATCAATATGTATAAAAGGTTTATATTTCTTTATTTTCATACTTACGGTTTCCCACACCGGGTCCAGAAGTTTTTTATCAAACTCACTAATATATGAGAATATTGTATCATAAATTACCATTATTTCAGGTGCCAATTCACTTTTTAGAAATGTTTTGAGAAGAATTGGATGACCTTTCGAGCAGTCGAAGACATTCTCTAATTTTGTCCGAGAGAACAATTCTGTTGATTGCTCCTTGAATAAGTAAGTCAGACTCTGCTGCCTTTTCATCCATTCTTGGTAGTTTCTTTCGCCAGAATTGATAATTTCGCCAATCCATAAATTACTCGTATTGTCTGCTGCCACGAAGTTTGATACAAGGAAGTCTACTATTTCTTTGTCATCATACTTTCTTGAAGATTTCTCGAACCAATATTTGTCTTTTCTTTTATTAAATGATGTGAGTGTTGCTCTTGTCTTTTTATATTTAAAGTAATCATATTTGGGATTAGAAAAGTGGTTCTTAATACCCAAATATGCCTGATAAGTTTCAAAGGGTGACATCAGATAGGCAATTTAGCTTTAGAGGTTCTCTTCATAAAGTTAAGATTAATCGCATCATACTTTAATCTTTCTTTAAGAGGTTTAGAAACTAGTTTGGTGATAGACTCAACATCAATACCATTAATTTCACAATAATGACAAATGGCATCAATATAGTTACAGTTTTCTTCCGTAACTATTTTTTCTATTTCTATGGCAAACTTGGAGGGTGTAAGAAACTTATTCTCGATTGCCTGCTCTAATTCTTTATTTGGTTCCATAGAGTTCAAGTTTATCTCTAACAAATTTTCTAATATACTCTGTGAGGAGTTTGATGTACTTTGATTTTTCATATTCTTCATAAATAACGGTTTCTCCATTTTCACAAGACATAATAATTACTAATTTTTTAACTGAAATACCAGTTAATTCATATAACATACAACCATATGCCATACACTGAACAAAATAATGTTCAATCCATTCTCTTGGTTTTGGTTTTTTAGAAGTCTTAAAATCGATTATTGCTAATTCGCCATCAAATTCGGCAATACAATCTACGGTTCCAGCAATTCCTAGTTGTTTGCTATAAAGAGAACCTTCAAGCGCATGAATATTATTTATACGCTTTAGATCTTTCTTCGCAATTTTAAAAAGAAAATCCGCAATCGGCGTAACTGGCGGTAGATCTTGATTTTTAAGATAGTTCTCCACAAGAGAGTGCATATCTGTGCCACGAGAAGTAGCTGCCTTAGTAATCTTCTCAGCTTCCGCCTCACCAACCTTTTTTCGCCAGTTGATAAAAATTTCACGATTAATATGACTAGTAACTGAAGTAATAGAAACTAACTTTAAAAGATCTTCCTCGTCCGGAACTTTATAATATCGAACACCATCTATAGTTTCTCTCTCAAGTTGAGGGAGATTCAAATCAATATGATTAAACATTAAAAACCCGCGTCCATTTTTGCAATGATGTATTCTTTAACTAATCCAGATCGAACAATATCTTCGACACCAAATTCAATTATATCAAAAGATGGCATTTTACGCAATACGGTCATAAAATCAACAATACCATTACGCTCATTTGTTTTCTGAAGGTCACTCTGAGACGCATCTCCACAGAACATAATCTTTGAGTTCTCACCAACACGAGTGATAATAGAATCTAGTTCGTGATATGACATATTTTGGAACTCATCCACAATAATAATAGAATTATCAAGTGTGGTTCCTCTTAAGAATGAGGTGCTCCAGAACTTAATGGTTTCTTGAGACTTAAGATTTCCATAGAGCATCTCAAATTCAACATCATTTGAAAGTTGGAACATATACTTTACCATATTCTTATAAGGAATCTGGTAAATATCAGACTTATCATCATAAGAACCGGGAAGAAATCCAATTTCTCTTGTGGCAACTAATGACCTAACAAGATAGATTTTTTCAAAAGGTGTTTTTTCATCTAAGACTTCACGAAGAGCATTATAAAGTGTGATAAAAGTTTTGCCAGTACCGGCACACCCGTAGGCAACTAAATGTTTTTGAGCGGCATAAGAATCAAAAAGTTTCTTTTGATTCTCTGTAAGTGGGTCAATATCTACAAGATATTCACCACTTAAAGGTTTTTTACGCTTTGCTTGACGAGTGGTAATACCAACACCAATTGGTTGTTCTGCTCTTTTTCTTCTTGCCATTTTAGATTTTTTTAATGTTTGAACCGGGCATTTTGGCAGCACGACCTAATACGTCGTTCCATCCTGGATTTCTACTGATAAGTTTGTCTTTCCATTCACCAACCTCCCCAGGAGAAGCAGATCCTTGTGACCAATCTCTTTTCCATTCTGGATTATCATTGTACCATACCCCTGCCTCTAGAAGGCGCTTGTAGAGGGCATTGGCGGCAATGAAATGCTCGGAGATTTCACCCTGCAATTTGAGTTTTACATAATCAGAAATGTCATCAATCGAATTCTGACGATTTTTCGTATCTTGGCGGCGAAGTTCAGGAATGGGAATATGTTCTACCAATAGGTTGGCATCAGCATAACGCTGCGAAAACTCTTGAAAGGTAAAAGATCTATGCCTCAAAATTTGAGCTGCTATACCACGGTTAGTCTCAACTTCAAGAGTCATGTGAGCCTGCTCAAACACAGACCAGTGATTATGTTTAATACAATACTTCAGAAGACCAGAATAATTGTCATTTTCTTGATTGTTTGGATTAGAAACTCTGGCAACATATGCCATTGTTTTTTCTGCATCCGGAGTTACGCTAATAAGTTTTACTGTCATTTTGTTCCAAATCCTTTTGATGTTTTTGCTTCTAGTTCTGCGAGTTCTTGCTTAACAACTCGCAATTGTTCTTTCATCTCTTTTAATTTTTCATCTGAATATAGATGTTCTTGTTTAATCAATCTATTCAGCAATTTAACAAGTTGTCTTGCTCTAGTAGTTCTCATTTTAAGTATTGATCCATTCTGGTTAAAACATCATCCCAAAGAAGCCTATTTCCACATTTATCAAATAATCCTATCGTAACGACAAATCTTTTCTCATTAGTAGGATTATAGGAACTATGAAGAGGACCTGTGTTTGCTAAACTTGCTTGTCCAATTTCTGCTTCATAAACCATTGTAGCATCTTTTTCAAAAGACATTAGTACCTTTTGACTATAATGACAATCTATATCGTCTCCCAAAACATCTTTTCCGGGAACTCCCTTTACCTCTTCCATATTTTCCATAATATAGTTCTCCATTCCTGGAACCAATTGAAAAGAATTTTCAGAAGTCCACCATCTCATGGTGCTTCCTTTGGCACCGAATTGGTAAATAATCTTTGCCCAGTCATCACCCAAACCATTATCAGAGTGAATAATTCCAGAACTATTTGGAGGAGTGTAGAATACTTCTATCCAATCACTACTCATGCCTAAACGATCTAGAAATCTGGCAATTTTAAGATTGCCAAGGTCATCCAAAGATAAATTTTTATGAAATTCATGCCATTGAAATCCATCAGTTTTCCACTGTGAAAAATCTATTCTTGGAATATAATTTGGAATATTTAAATACCTATGAAATTTATTCATTGACAATATAATCTTTAAAAATTTGCATTCCTTCGTTCCAATGAACCATACCAGATGTATTTCTATCTCTTGATGATTTCCTTGGATTCCATGGAACGAAGCATAATGTCCACCTTGGATATGGAGTTGGATTATTAGTACCGTGAAGAATACCAACATTCACTAAACTAGGAACATTTGTATTTGCTTCATATAAAAGTGTACAGTCCTCTTCCTTTGCCCATAAATTGTGATGATATGCATCAGTATTTTTAATGCCACCATCGATGACTTTCTCTTCAACAATGTCTGATTTCCACCATTGAATTACACCCTCTTCTGGACCCCAAGTTACGTTAAGTTTAACGTGATTAGTATAAGTTCCATGATCGGTATGAATTGGAACTTTTCCATATGGAGGAGTATAAAAACACTCTTTACGAGCACAAATTAACCCAAATTGACCAAAAAACTTATCAATATCAGGATACTTTAATTCATTTAAAATATGATGTTTGACAATTTCTCCATGTTCTTCAAACATTTTTGGAGGTTCAATTTGAAAGGGTAAATTGAGATATCTATGATATGTATTATTCATAGAAAACCTCATCATAATCCATATCTTCTGGTTTTATTTCAGAAATCTTATGGGGTGGATCATCGGACAAAACTTCTACCTTTAAGCTGTCTAAAAGCAATTCCATATTTCTGATAATTAATTTTATTTTTTCTTTGTCCATACTCAAAATAAAGTTACTAATATTTTATACAAAAAAAGGGGGGAAGTCAATCCCCCCTAAGTTCATTTACTTATAAAGCCACTGAATGTACATTGATAAAAGAATAGTCAATAGAGCGATTCCGGCACTCGTTGTGACTATGAACTGTGCCATTACTTTGCTCCGATTAGTTGCGCTAATTGTGCCTGATGACGACGTTCTTCTTTTTGTTTTTGTTCTTTAATTAGTTGCAGAAAATTAAGTTTTTTCATTGCTACTTGTGACATTAGGTTCCTCCTTAATGGTTTAGGTTAAAGAGCGTTCCTTCAGTCGGCTTTTGCGTTCTCTATTCGCAAATAGAGAATGAACGATCCGTTCCGAGTCGGCTTACTTCCGTCTGGATACTCCAGATGAACGTTAGAGATATATTATATCCCTTTCATCTTATATAGTCAAGTTTTTTTGTATAAAATGTTACAATTTTTAAAGCCTTAAGAGACAAAAAAATACCCGGAAATTTTTCCGGGTATTTGGGTAATCACTTTCTCTTTTTAGTTTTAGGTGCCTGAATTCCCCAAATCCTAGGGTTTATTCTTCCGTAACCAAAATCAATACTCCTAATTACTAGTCCAAGATTATCATAGTACATATCAAAAATATTAACTCTCTTCGATGCTCTAGTTAAATCATAGCAAACTTTATCATTATAAAAATAAGTTACAATATAAGCGTCATTGGGAACTTGGATGTCCTTTGCCTCTTCTAAAGTACAATTTTGTTTTAAAATCTCGCATCCATAACGAGATTTAAAAGTTTCTTTTTCTTGTGGTGACCAAGTTTCTAAACTTTTTTCTCTATCGGACGCCTTTTCATTTTCCATTGGCATCTTTTCTTTTATTAATTTATTTTCCAAAATTACATTCTCCAATAATAATCAATTAACTTCTATTACCCCAGTTAATATCAGGATAAGCACTACTCACAAGATCTTTTGTAATTTTATATTTTGATTGCAGATTCTTATCCTTAACAAGGCAAAGAATTTCGGCTTCAAGTGGATGAAGTCCTTGAAGAACATTAATAAACATTGTTTCTCTACGAAGAGAACTCAATCCATCATTACCACCCTTTACAAAGTTATAAAATCTTTGATATTCTTTTCTAATAGAAGACTTTCCCTGATCAGATGCTCCTAAAGAAGAAGAATTTAATTCTGTCATCTTATTTACAGCATCACTAATTTTTCCACTTATGGTTCCACTGAAAGAATTTTGTTCACCTACGCTGGCATAGGGAACTTCACCTTCGGGAAGCATCGAAATTACAGATTCATCAAAATTCCAAATAAAAAGGGATTTTAATGATGGATGCTCAAACTTTTTCAATGCCTCAATTTTTCTGGCATTTGTCCTTTGTTTAGATACCACTGCCAAAACTTCAAAAGTAAATGGATTTGTTGGTAAATCTTCAATAGGAGATTCAGTTTTTTTAGTCTTCGTCTTCGCTGTCGTCGTAGTCATAATCGTTTTCAAACCTAAATGCAATTACTTCGTCAGGAATAACATTCCCATTTGTATCAAAAAATTCAGGATGTAGCTGAGGACCTTCCTGATAGTTCATCATGTATTCTCTAGCAACCCAACCTCCCATTATTCCTACTATAAAAAAAAGAAAAACTAATATTGAGCCAAAAACTAAACTAGTTGCTAACATTTTTTTCTCCTGGAGAATAACTTTTTTTCCTAAACGTTAAGGAAAATTCAAAATAAATGGTTACTTCCCTTTGAAGAAAGATGACCAGTTTTTCATAAATAATGTGAAAATTTTTAGGTTGCCTTTTTTTTCCTCCATTAAGAAAAATTTCAACACCACGATTAACGTGATTACTTTTATTTATGCTGCTCATTAAACAATATTATTTTCTTTAAGATACTTGACCGTATCTGTACATCCTCCCAACTTTTTATCATCACAAATAACTTGTGGAAAAGTTGAATTATTACCAAATTCAGAATAAAATTCTTCTTTCGTAAAATGAGTATCTAAAGTATACACTATAAATCTCAAATTTGTCAACTCGAAAACTTTTTTAATCTTTTCGCAGTAAGGGCATCCCTCTTTAGAATAAATTGTAAAATTCATAGTTTTAAAATCCTAAATGTTTATCTCTAACAAAATTTAAATCATAAAAAGTATAACTTAAAGGAAGATCCTTTAGAGCTTGATTATTAAATGGAATATCATAAGTAACTGTTTCTCTATTAGGACCCCAAGATCCCGCAGTATCGTGCCAATTTGATCCCCATTTGTGGTACATGTAGTATTCATTTTGAAGTCGACTGTGATCCAATTTTTCTCGCAATGAAGGGTCAATTCTCCAAGTTTGAGATCCTGTTGTATCGTAAGTGTTTTCTCCTTCTCCATGAAAATAAGAAAGACCTGCGCTGATTGTTTTAATATCAGCATTACTACATCGAATATAATAATCAACGTCTTCAACATAAGCTGGATAACAATTCTCATCAAACAGTCCAACTTTTTGAACAACCCAATCTTTCAATAAAAAAAGATCATAAGACATCGATGAATTTGCAAAAACAATTCCAGTTTCCGGATCTTCGGCATTCTCAATAAAACTTTTTAAAAATCCAGAAGTAAAAGAAACATCATTATTTACAATCATCCAATAAGGAGCATTCATGTAGCATTTAATTATTAAATTCCATGCTCCAGAAACTCCTATATTTGCAGGAAGATGACAAACTTTAATATTTTTAATATAGTAATAGTTTATCTTGCAAAGATTATCTAATTCTTCTGTTAGTTCTCCCCTACCATTATTATTAATGATGATTAAATTATCAACTGGATAATCAATACTAGAAACTAATCTCTGTATCCATTTGAATCCATTAACAATAGGAACTCCAATTACAGGTATAGAATCTAACATTTTTGGTCGTTCTTCTTAATTCTGTCTAGATTATCCTTAACTGATTTTCTATAATCTTCAGTCATCTCATAATTATCTAGAAGATCTTTAAAAATTGCTCTAGTCTGGTCTCCTTTACCCCACCAGTATCCAGATATGGCCTTCTCGAATAACAATCCACACTTACCAGGATATTCAACTTCACTTATCAAAGGTTGAACATCGAAATCACAGATGTCAAGTGCCAAAGAAGCATACTTATAGGAATCATTCCACTGCTGTCTTCTTTCATGAAATCTTGCAAGTAAAAAGTATGCTTCCGGACGTTTCGGCATTAGGCACAATGCTTGCTGTAGGAGAGAAACTGCAGTGCCATCACGAGTTCCTTGTCTATCATATGAATGATGAGATTTTATCAGTGCTTCATATGCAAGATTATCATCCTCTGCTCTTTCTGCACACCTTAAAAAGTATGTAAGTGAAGGTGCAGTATGTCCTTCTTTTTCATACCATAAACCAAGATCAAAATTTCTTTCCGGATTTTCAGTATCAAGAGAGAACTTTGTTAGAAGTTCTTCTATGTCAGTTTGATTAATTTCCTGATCTTTTTTCTTTGGATTGGGAACTCTTGGAATTAAAGTTTTTGGAATCTTTTTAGAAACTTCAGATCCAACGGGCAATAAAAACTTCTTAACTTTAGGAAGATCAAAAATAGCCTGAGGTAAATCTTCTAGAGGATATGGTTTCATAATATAATCATTCATGCCCGATGGGCAAATTTGACCCTCAACATGCTCATAATTAAGCATAAAATCTTTCATTTCATCACTGGAATAGTTCTTGTGATTGAGGAAATCAAAATTCCAATCAGCATGGCAGAATGATTTTGCTTTATTTAATCTATTTTCATTCGACCCCATCCAACTAAAGTGCCATCCAAGATCAGTCATTCTTCTTCCATGCTCATATGATCCTCCAGGAGTCCATCCACCTTCACTATAAGGCCATACAATGGGGAAGGGATTAAATTCATCAGCGCGGATGTATGTGAATCCTATTTTTTCTGCTTGTTTCTTCATACAAACAAACAAAGAGTACCTCCATTCTCTGGGTTCGCCAGTTTCTATGTGGTATGATCTCATATCAGCACGACCTTCAAGATGTACCAAATCAACCTTATAGATGTTGTTTGGATGTGTCCTTGCCAGTTCATGTAACATAGAAATATGTTGAGGATCTAGTATTTCGTCGCAATCGGATACAATAAACATTGTATCGTCATCGAAATCATTAGTCTTTAAACATCTTGCAAGAGCATTTCTATGAACCTTCTCTCTAGATTGTTTTGTTGCTTCTTGACTCCACTTCTTTTCATATGGAGTAGCTCCACCCAATGCAGACTCAGAAAGATCAACTTCAATGACCTCGATAATATCTTCAGGAAGTCCCAATTCCTTTATAGTATTCTTAAGAGTGTATTCTTTTGGTATTCCACTATGAGTATAGTTTGCATCCGCAATAACAAACTTATCAACATAATCCTTAAGGATGTTAATCCTTAATTCTAATAGTTCTTTCTCGTTGAAGTAAATAAAACAATCTACTACATTTTTTTTAGAATTTTCTAATACTTCCGTTACTTGACCAGACATAAGTTCTTCTATAGTTACATGTTTACCATTGTTTTTCCACCAATTATGTACATACTCGGAAGCATAAACATGATTCGGTTTTTGCCCATCTTCTAATTCAAGATCATTCACATCTGTGGTTGGAACTTCCACATTTTCAACAAACATAGGAAATGTATACACCCTACCCACGCCAGTGAATAAAATGTTTTCTCCAATCGGCATTACATCCTGGTCCTTAAGTTCAAGATGGAATGTATCACCAATACAATAACTATCGATTAGTTTTTTGGCATACTCACGGGTCATTATGTAAGCAGTTTCAGACCAGTCATCCCACTTTCGATCTCTGAAATAGACTCCATCAAAGTCACCACGAATTGCCATTAACTGAACACATTCACAATCTTCTGGAAGTCTTTCAATAAACTCTTCCCACTTAAAGTTCCAATAATCTACAGTCTTAAGACTTAAATCATCCTCACAGAAGAATGCATAATCAGAACTACTTGTTTCATACCAGTGCTTAATTGCTTTCAGGTGCGAAACAATACAACCCTGTGTTGGACCAGTGAGTTGATAAAGATACTTTCCAGTAACTTTATCATTAGAATCAGCATAGCGTTTGGAAATCATGGCAGTAGGAGTAATTCCATACCTACCAAACTCATCTTCGATTAACTTCTGCCTATCAACACAGTCTTCTAGAGTTACATAGTAAACTGGAGGAAAATTTTCTAAATTATTCATTTCAGTAGCAATATACTTTTGTGGGGTTAGTTGTTTAATATTCCATTTAGTTTTTTGTTGAACATAATATTCAGTAACTTTAGAAAAATACTTTTTATTATGTTGGATGTGATACTGTGCTATTGCATATTCTAATTGATATTTTAAAGTATCACCACTATATTGGGATGAAAGATTTCTTTCATATTGGGAGAACATATCTTCATTTTCTCCCCTAAAGTGCTCAAATCTTTTAGAATCTGGATGAGGTATATGAATTAAATTGTGGTCGTATACAAGTTTATTATGCTTTAATCCCATCAACTCCAAACGCATCTGGAGTTCTTCATCTTCATATCCATAAAACTCACCTAAATCTTCATTATATCCTCCAACCTTTTCAAAGTTTTCCCGTGTAATATGAAGAAGACCAATCAAAGATTTGAAGTATGCATTATGAACATTGGCATACATCATAATATCATCAAAATTCATCTCATAGACATTATCATTTAGATATTCTATTTTACGAGCACCAGATTGAAAACAAGTTTCATCTATCTTATATGATTCAAAGAAATTATAATATGGATTAATGATATAGTCAATATCAAACTTCATGATCGAGTCTCCAGTTGCAAGACTCGCAGCCAAATTTAAAGGTTGTGGTTGATTAAAAAATGTTTTATTAGGAACTGTTACTACCTTAATTCTAGAGTCGAGTTCTGTTAAATAATCTAATGATTCATCAGAACTCCAATCGACAATAATAATTTCTTTGATCTCATCAAAATTCAACCAGGATTGAAGAGATACTTTTAGAGTTTTATTTCTGTTTTTACATGCACAAATTAATGAAACGTTCATTTGATCCTCCCAACATAATCACTACAGATTCCAAAACAGTTATAAACTTTTAGATCTGATAAAGTATCTATATCCATATTCCACTCGGGCATTACAATTACAGATCTGGGTGTATAAGATTTTCCAGGATAAGTCCAAATATATTTTTTACTAGTTAAAGTATAATCGTCTTCTTGATGCCAAAAGTAATTAAACCCACTAGTACCATAAGAAAATTCATAAAGAGCTTCAATATTCTTACAATGAATCCAAAGAAAATCTTTGTATTTTGACAACCAAAACCAATCAATAACATATTGAGGTTCATCATGTCCAAGATATAATTTTTTATCAAAAGTATCATACCTAATATCAATTTCAACATTAAATCCCTCCAACATTGCCTTTTCAATGTATTCAGGTCTGTTCTCTTCTAATGGATTCGAACCGTCAATATTACCCCGGTGTGAAATCAGTTTCATTTTCAATTACCCAAAAACGACGAGCATGACCATCTGCAACTTTACTGTCCCTATCTTCCCAATCATAGTGATGAGCACCACCATTCAATCTACTATTACAATGTTTTACAAATTTACAGTTGCTTTCTTTTAAAATATTTTCAACATAAGATGTTGATGGGGCACCACCCTTATTCGATAAAGATTGATCATTCCCCGATTCAGATCTAAAAAATATTTCAGATTCGAAAGAGTCATGAACAACAGTTTCAAAGAACATAAGATTGCAATTATTAATACAATTAATGAGATGCTCCTTATGATAATTTTCAAGATGATAGTACAAACCAAAGTTAATTATTACATCATACTTTCCAAAAATCCACTCTGGAGTGTCCAAATCACGACATTCAACTTTCAATAAAGGATAGTCATTTTTAATTATAGATACATTTTCAGATCTTCCTTCAATAGAAGTTACATCAGATTCTAAAACTTCTGCAAAGTAGTTACCAATGTATCCATTAAATGATCCTAACTCAAGAATCTTTTTACCTTTAAAAAAGTCTGGAGAATGTAAACTTAATATAAATTCTATCCGATTGTGCTGCCATTCGGAATGATAAGTCGATGGCTTTGAATTAGTTTCTTTCATAGTTACTTAAGAAGTATTTTAAATCTTCGGGAGTTCCAAGACCCCACATTTTTTGAATTTCTTTTACCCTAATCTTCTTTCCGGATTGAATTGCCTCATTAAAAACAGGGCAAACATAGAACTCATTATTAGTCCTAATATCCTTTTCAATCATCTGCTCTGCATATTTAACATAGTCAGATCCTTTCTTCCAGAAATAGATTCCGACAGTTGCATTATCACTGATTGGTTTCTTCTCTGCCACCTCTGAAACAAATCCATCATCACCAATCTTTGCATAAGACCATTTAGGATGTGTTGCCTTAAAGGTGACAATACCACCATCAATACCGTCAGCATTGAATGCATAGAGGCATTCATTACTGTTCCACTCTACAAACTGGTCAGAGTTTGCCATTATCAATGGTGCATCATTATTAATGAACTCCTTGGCAAGGAGGGTTGTACAGGCAGCACCTTCAGTTATTCCATCAACCTGAACAATATTGCAATTAGGCGCAATCAGATTTAGTAGGTATTGAAGACTATATTTTTCGTAGTGTTCTTTTTGAACAATAAAAGTATAGTTTGCTTCAATGTTCAAATTTTCAACCACAACTTGAATCATTGGTTTACCATCAACTTCAATCAATGGTTTAGGAAATGTGTATCCAGCACTGGCAAATCTACTGCCAGCACCTGCCATAGGAATAAGGACATTCATTTTATCAGATTTCCAAGGAACAATAGTTAATTTTTTAGCGGCAAAGATTTTAAAAGTCTTATTGATTTTTTCTTGAGTTAGGTCATGTCTATTTTCAATTGCAATTAGGTGAGCACAACTATCGATTGCACCTTGCCTGCCGATATGACTATCTTCAAAGATGACAGTATCTTTTGGAAGTGCATTACAAGCAGTCATACATTTCCAATACATTTCTGGAAATGGTTTATTTCTTACAACATCTTCATTACTTACATAGTAATCAACAAATTCCAATACTCCTAATTTGAGTAAAACTAATTTAACAGTATTGCGAATACTGTTACTTGCAACTGCAACTTGATATCCTCTCTGCTTTAGTTGCTGAAAATAGTGCATCAACTCATAATCATTTTCTAGATCAGAAAAAATTTCAAGAGTTGCTTTCTGTTTATCCTGCCAGATTTGTTGATGCTTTTCTACAGGTAGACTCTTCTTTTCAGTAAGTATAGCAAGCTTTCTTGAAGTGGGAAGACCGTCATAAACGCTTAGATGTTCTTCAATACCAATTACATATTCATTTCCAACGTTTCTTAATGCAGTATTCAGTGCATCATAATGCATCTCCCTACTATCAATAAGAACTCCATCAAGATCAAAAATTACTAATTTATTCACGTTTTAAATTCCTCTCATTTATGTATGCTAAAAAAATCTGCTCACTAATTTTTTAGTTGTTAAATTCTTTTTAGTATAAGAAAACAGATATTCATTATAGTCTTCATAATCAGAGGGAATTTGCCCTTTCCATGAATATTTGTTTGTTTCTAGTACCATATACTTGGGAAAATCTGTAAGAATTGTTCCGGGACAATTTTCTAGATCATAAAAATATGGAATGGTTCTGTTTGCAAGAATCTCATAGTGCCTCATACAATCCCATCCCATTTTCTTACATGTAAATCCATAAAAAGCACTGGCATACGCATCATAATATTCTTTCTCATTATCAAATGTATATTTTTTTGGATCACTATGAAAACCTGGAATTGGACTTTTGATTTTTGATGGAAAAATTTCTTCTTTTTTTGTCGAAGTTGTTCTTAATATACCTTCAGGTATGGCAAAAGAGATTGGATTCCCATACACATAATCAGTTAATTCTCTTTTCCAAACAATACCATACTGATCTAGATTATATTCTTGTGAAAAATGAGTAATATCATCAGATCCATCAACGAAATGAACTTTTGATCTAGGATAATGAGATCTAACTTCATCGAGATAATCTAAACATTGCCTATCACAGATCATAAAATGCGTATAGACGCATCCATAAATGATCACATCATAAAATTTTGATCTTATCTTATCAATTATAACATGAGGAGGATCAATCTGAGGTTTGTGATTCATTCTCCCATAAAGAGTAAATCCCCTACCATATAGACCGCGAAGTTCTTGTCCGGATTGTTCCTCATAATCACTCATCATGTATCCAGGATAATGAGTTTCATATACATCAACGCCCGAATCAATTAATCCATGATAAATGCAGTCGGCAAGGTATTCATTATATGAAAATGAAAAAACAAATAGTACTTTCACAAATCTCCCCCATTAATATAGATTTGAAATTCAAATCTTTGAGTAGAAACACCATTCCTAGATAGATAATCTCTTAAAAATCTTTCTGGGTTGTAAGATCCATCTTGCAATTTATCAATCTTATTAAAAAGATTTGAATAGATGTTCATCTGTTTGGAAGGGCCGATTGCAAATTGATCGTTTACCCCAGCCCAATCTTTTCCCAATGGAATTTGAACCTCATTTATATTTTCATCGAGGATTAAATCTTTATCACGGAAATCACTATCAAATCTCATACGAATAACTTTATCAAATAAAATTTTATTTTTTCTCTCATACTTACGTTTGAGTTGATTGGATTTAAAAATAGAATAGTACATACTCATAACACCAATATCAGCTCTACCTTCAAATGAAAATTCTAAATTTTCATACATAAATTTAAATTTTTTTCTTTTAATGTTATAGTTTTCTATTAAGATATCATCTGCATTATACTCTGAAAGAATATTTAAGTCAACTAGACCAGAACTTCCACTAAAACTATCTGAATGATAGTCCACATTACTTTTGATTTTCCAAGTATGAATAAAAACTTTTAGATAATCATTGGGATAAATTCTTTTAAGGCTTTCTAAAGATTTTTCAGGATGTTTAATTGCTCCAGATAAACAAACTGCTACTTTCATTACCTAAAACTTTTATTATCCATTATTTATTGCAACGTCAAAATCAAACCTATGCACTCCTTTGTTTTTAAGAGGATTTCTATCAAAGTAGGTTATCAATAATCTTTCTGGATTATATTCCATATCTTTAAGATCCTCAAGTTTATTGAAAACATTACAGTAATGATCCATATCTTCCGAAGGACCCACAGCGAACTGATCATTAATTCCGGCATAATCATTTCCGGATGGGATCTGAATGCAGTCTGGACTTTCATTTAATATTAAATCTTTATCTTTAAAATCACTATCGAATCTCATACGAACAACTCTATCAAAAATCATATTGTTTTTGATTTCATATGAAATTTTTAATTGATTACTTTTAAAGAGTGTATAATACATACTGATAAGTCCAACATCTTTTCTATGAGATTCTTTAAACTGTAAAGTATCAAACATATCCTGAAAGATATGTCTCTTTTCAGTGTAATTTTCTATTAAAATATCTTCATATTGATACTCTGATAAGACATCGATTCCAGAAAGACCCATTTTTCCACTGAAACTATCTCTACCATATTCTTTAATGTTTTCAATTTCCCAAGTGTGAATAAAGACTTTTATAAAATCATTAGGATAAATCTTTTTAATACTTGCCAAAGATTTTTCAGGATATTTAATTGCTCCAGATAAACAAACTGCTATTTTCATTATCGTGAGAATATAACGTTTACTTCATTATCAAAACTATCATTACTTTGAACTTCATTAATTTGAAATCCATTGGTCTTCAAAAAATCAACCACAGAATCTAAATCATTATCAACATCTTTGTATAAACTATTCTGTTTTACGCATTCTATTTTACCAGAATTTAAAAATCCAATGTATTCACCAAAAGATTTTAAAACTTTCAAATCATTTCCTTGAGTATCACAATGAAGATAATCAATTTTAGCAATGTGCGCTTCCTTTATAAAGGTATCCATTCTGATTATATCAACATCTATCTTTTGAGTTACTTCAAAATCTTGTCTACCAGGCCAAGTTTGATCTAGATTATCAGAAAACTCATAAAGAGAACTACATCCAAACAATGAACCATCTGTCAAAGATGGGTCTTGTTTGGCAATATTAAAAGATGCAGTTCCATCAAAATCAGAAACTGCCTTTTGGATTATAAAATAATTTATTGATTGTAAAGGCAACAAATAAGTCTCAACCAATTGTGGGATTGGTTCAAATGCATATATTATATTTGTTTCCGAAATATATTCTTTGGTAGATTCTCCAGTATTTGCACCAACATCAAAAATTATCATGGTTCAAAAATAAATCTTTTAACAAATTCTTGCGGTACTCGAAGAAGAAAAGCAGCATTGTCCTGATAACCAAACGTAATTAGATAATCATCTTTATATGCAGTCATTCCAACTGCGAATTCTATCTCACCATTTAAGAAAGAAAACTGCTTGGAAACTTTAACAATATCCCAATCATCATCCCAAACAACAAATCGGTGACGATATACTCCATCCTTTCTATCTTGCTCACTTCTAGTCAAATACGTTTCATGATTAAGACAAAATCTATGCTCATCATCTAAAGGAATAACTTGAGATCCTCCACGAAGATCTATGCAATTAAGATTTCTCCATCCTGTTAATTTATATTGTTCTGTTGTGCCATCATTAATATTAAACTTAACGATTTCTGTCCCATTAGTCCACTTGATAAAATGGAATGGCATGTCAACAATAGGCATCCAATTCTTTTCACAATAGGATCCTCCATTAACATCATGACCTGGAATAGGAATTCGATATTGACTAATTTCTTTTACGCCATCTTCTGTAATTTCAATTTCAGACAGTTCCATTCTTCCAGTACCGATAGTGTCCAGATCTCTACGGACACCACAGATATATAATTTACCATCCCAACGAACAATCCTACAGTCCTCTAGACCAACAAACTCCCAAAGCTCTTTGTCAGGGAATTTTGAAGTATCAATATGATGATATCTCTTAATTCTCATATTTTCATCCATTTCGCACATAATATTTTTAGTGCGAAGACGACAATCGTTCTCTGGGTGAATATAAACTAGGGGACCCCAGTGATGTTCAAACTTCTTCTTTTCGGAATGATATAGAGTATAGTTAATATTTCTGAGATTGACCAAGATCTTGTCACCATCCAGATATATCGATGGATTAGTTAGAGCAGGACCTTTCAACTCTTTTGATGGAATGACTAATGGATGAATACTACCACCATTTTCTATGGCAAGCTTTACAAAATTCATATGAATTATTAAAAAGGTTTCATTGTGGATATTTATTAGTTATATTATAGCATGTTTTTTAATCAATCAGAAGTCGCATAACATTTGATTTCTTTATAATCGGAGTTAGTTAACTCATTTATTTTTCTTTTTATTTCAGACCTTTCATCATTGGTAATATAAACACTACGAGCAAGTTCAATAAACTCTTCGTCAAATCTTTGTTCTTTCTCCAATTTTCTCAACCTGTCTTCTATTTTCCAAAGTTTCTCATTCACCACTTTTAATCTCACTTCATATTCTAAAGTATATTGAGTAAGAGTACTTTTAATTAAATTTAACTCTTCCAATTCTTTTTGAACATATTCATCATCGGTAAAAAGAGATTTGATTTGGAGAATAGAAATTTTATCTAATAACTCTCCCACAGAAACCGGTATTACAATTTTCATAATACTTCTAGTACTTTGCTTTTAATTTTTTGAATTCTATTTTCCCACCAATTTAAGATTGATGTATTGTTCATACCATATTCTAACATGGATTGACACTTTTTCACTGCCTCGCCCCAAGTTTCCGCAAATACCCAAGGAGGATTTTCTTCGTACATAAAGGTGCATTCTATTTCTTCCTTTGAACCAACTACAACAGGAATGGCACCATTCATAGATGCCTCATAAAGGCGAAAGCAATCTAATGAAGAGTTACCACGACCACAAGGAACAAAGATAGACTTGGAATATATCTTACACATCAAATCTTTTGGTGCGGATCTTCCAACAAAGTTTTTTGAAATTTTATGAAACTCATTTAACATTTCTTGTCTATCATTTTTAATTTCTCCAAGAAAAGACCAATTCAAAACCTTACTTTCATTAAAAACTTTACACCCATTCGTACATCCAAGAGGAATATGAATTGTATTCGAAGTATAAGTATACTGTGGATGATGATATTGTCTCAAGAATAAATCACAATAATTACCTAACTGATTAAATTGTTGTAGGTCTTCTACAATCAACTCATCAGAAAGGCAAATTATAATCCTTGGTTTTAATTTTTCAACTATTGATAAAATCTCATTAAATGAATGTGCTCTAGAGGCAAAGATTAAAACCTCACCACGTTCATTTAAGTTATGGGAAACTTCTCCTTTTGGTAAAATTTCTTTCAGTAAAAAATCAGATTCCCATAAACCTTTTTCAAGGGCAATCCTCATAGATTAAATGTATTTTTGATCATCTCAATTAGTTTCTCATTTTTAGAAACAACACCCAGACCATAGCAGTGTGTAAAAGTACATTTGGGAAGATCAATTTCATCAAAGAATTTCTTCACACCATACTCATTACCATTTAAATTTTCAATACAAGTATCATGAAGTAGAATAACTCCATCATCATTTAAAAACTTAGTCCAGGTTTCAAAATCTTTCTTTACATCCTCATAATGATGACTACCATCAATGTGAAGAATATCAATTTGTTTATCCCAAGTTTTTGCCACTTCGTTGAAGTCACCATTAATGAACTCCAAATTATCTTGAAGATGTAACTTCTCTCTCTTCATGGATACAAATGGATATGCCTCCTTCTGTCCAACAAAATCATCCCCACTAAAGTTATCGATACCATAAACCTTTCCGATTCTAGGAATGGCAAAGGAGAAGGTAGAAAATCCATAATCAACACCAAGATCAACAATTACTTCGGGGTTAAGATACTTAACAATCCATTCGGCAAATTGACGATGCCCAATCCATGCTGTTGCTGGAGTATCATCAAGATTGGTAAGGAATAACTTATCAATTGCATCGGTTCTTTCTTTTAAATTTAAAGTTTCTTGAGCAAAAGCAGAAGCAAACACTATGATGTTTGGATTTTGTGTAAGTTTTCCAACCTCTAGTAGATGAATAAATGCTTTACCCATAACTTCACCTCCAATATTCATTGCCTCACTTACGGCATGGAATGCATAGTTTGCGGCTTTCTGAATTTCTTGGGCATTAATCATAGCAATACTAGTCATAATGAATACATCAATTCTTGTCGGATCAAAATATGGTTTTGAAATATTCAGGTATTCTTTTCCAAGTTCAATAGTTTTTTTGAAATTCTTAACTTCAAAATAATGTTTAAAAATAAACCAAAGAAAATAAGTATTGGAAGGATCTTTTTTAAATTCTCTTTCACAAATTGAAAGATAAAACAATTGCTTATCTATATTATGTGATTCTACTTCCTTGGTGATTTTAATTGTTGTCTCAACAGAAACTTCATTTAAATATTTTTCCGTTGGTATAAACATTGGTGTTTCGTGAATTGCATTTGCCCAGGTATAATTTTTAGTTCTATGGAACCTAACATGTGCATTTTGTCCAGGTTTTGCTTCTTCACCTTCAGTCTTATCATACCTCTCATGTTTAAAGGCAGTAAATTCTTCAGCAATCACTTCAAGACCATCAACAAATAATTCTGAAATATCCTCATTAAAATCTATAGAGAATGCCCAATCAGTTTCAACATAAGAAAGTGCTTGATTTCTTGCGACAGAAAAATCAAACTCATCTCTTGTCTGTGGATGTTCATGTACAGTAATACCAGCATCTTTCAAAAGTTGAACTGTATTATCAGTACTTCCAGTATCAACTACTACAGTATGTGAGAACTTTTTAGAGTTCTCAATAAATTTTTCTACATTTTTTTCTTCGTTTTTACAAATTGCATAAAGAGTTACGTCCATTTTTTTACCTCCAGTTGATTGTTTAGTATGACACCAGTGCCAAATTTTTTGTGAATATGTATATTCTAAATTTCCATTTAGAAAAAATACGGTTTTATTTTTAAAGTATTCGTTAACTGCTTGAATGACACCACCCCAACAGGGAGCATAATCATCTCCGGCAATTAATCCACCCGGTTTAAGTTTGGGATACCAAGCAATGATGTCCGCTAAAACATTTTCATAGTCATGTGAAGCATCGATAAAGATAAAATCAATACTCTCATCTTTAAATTTAGATGCCACATCTAAACTTGCTCCCTGAATGGGAGTCACAATATTTGATACTCCACACAATGAAGTATATGTCTTAAAAAGTTTTAGTAAAGAAGATGAATGATCTTCGATATCTTTGATAAGTTCTGTGTGTTCTTCACTACCTTCAAATGTATCGACCGCATAAACCTTTATACTCTTCTGGGACTCTTTAATCAGTTGCCCCAAACAAGAAGCAGATTTTCCCATCCAAGAACCTATCTCAACAAAGACAGATCCTTCGGGAAAAGTATTTACCGCTAATTTATATGCTAAATCTGAATCAAAAAATCCAGGTACATCTTTCCAATTCATATGAGTTTTAAAATTTGTGTAATTTTTAGAAGATCTTATTCCATAAAAATATAAATCAAAACTATTGCTATCATATTCAAAATGATATTCTGAAAAATAATCTTGAAAATTTATTTTTGAAGTGAAATCTATTTCATTTAAATTTTTATAATAATCCAAAGTTAATAATGATGCTCCAGGATCATTATTATGAGTTCCATGCTCTGGTCTTCCTTCAGATGCACAAGTAAAAAAAACTAATCCATCAGTTTTACACAATCTTATCATGTTTTGAAATATGTCAACCCATTTAGGAGTATGTTCAAAACATTCTGTAGAGCAAACTACATCATAAGATTGATCGGGAGCATTATAACTTTCCCCCGAACAAATAATATCTACACAAGGTCCCTTAATAATATCCAAACCAACATAGGTACATTTATTAAAAAAATCTCTAATTGTTCCGTTAAGATACAAACTACCTATTTCTAATACTATTTTAGTAGTAAAAAAATCTGGAAACTTTGTTTTTATTTTTTTTATAAAATTTCTTTGTTCTAAATGTGCCACTATAGATACGATTTCCAATCAATGCAGGGTGATAATAAATTTGATTCGCAGTGTGTTGAATACCCAGGAATACAAGATATTAAATTTCTTCCATTACTATGTAGTTCCAAAAATTTACCATGATCATATGATGGTTCATAATTTATTGAGTATTTGATATGAGTCGTTTTGTCTTCTTTTAAAAATTTAAATTTAGTTGCAAAGGTATTAGTTGTGGATGGAACCGGCATCCAATGAGATAATTCAGTATGAAGAACCTTGGTCATAAAATCCTTATACATCTCCTGATACTTATCACCATGATCATAAAGAGTTACATACTCAACTGGTAAGGTAAATCCATCCAAAAGAATTTTATCCCAACCAGAACGATGGACATAATCGTCTTCTACAAAATAAATTACAGTTTCGTCATCAAAGTTTTGGGAAAGAATATGATTTACTGTTTTAATAAAACTTTGAGATTCTTTTCCACAATCGACCTCATAAACATTGGATTCATTCTTTAGGAATGTATCTTGCCTTTCTCCATAATGCTCATCATATACGATTGTATAATCTGTCGTTTCTGGATTCAGGGTGTTCTTAAAATTCTGAAATACTTTTTCTTTATCCCACCATTTTGGTCTTTGTTTTCCGGGACTTTCTTGAATTTTGGAATAATAACAATGCCTTAAAAATACTTGAATTTTTTTCATACTAAATTACCGGAGATAGAAATTCTAAAATCATCACTTGTAGTGAATGGATAAACGCAATGTGATAAGTGTGCCGGGAATAACACTATTCTTCTTTCCCAATCATGATCAACATATAAGGTTTCAAGAGTTAAATTTCCAAGAATATTTGGATATAAAAATTGAAACGCTGATGCCGCTTTATTTTTTGACTCTTTTACATGAGGAGCATTTAATTCATTCTCCACTTTGTATGGAACCTTCAACCAACAAACAAAACTGAATGTTCCTCCATGATGATGAACCGGATTAAACTCATTCTTTTTTTGAAAATTGACCCAAAGATTTCCAGATTCAAAATGAAAATCTCCAGTCTTTCTTAAAAAGTTCCAATGTTCACCATAAGACTTACACATCAAATTCATAAATGGTTCAAGATATGGAAGAGACTTTGGAAGACCAAATTGCTTTTCTATATTTCCGGCAAGTCCATCATTCCATTTTTCATGATTTTTCCAATCAGATTGAATTTCTTCAATCTCATTCATAAGAATATCGTAAAGTTCTTCAGGAAGAATACCTGATGTTACACCAGGATTTGGTAGTGGTATGTGATTAAACATAATTTTCTAACTTATCTAAACTGTATTCATTCCACCAAGATTTCCAATCAATAAAGAAATCCTTATCCCATTCTGTCTGCATGTGAAGAACTAATGATGGAATAGGTGTAAAGCAGTAATATCCTTTCTCATAATAAATCTTACAAACACTGTCCAATTCCATTGTTTCTGATACTTCGCTTGTTCCCATTTTATAAAACAAATCCCAATGTTTTTTTATAATATCAATATGTGTCATTAATGTGAATGCTGGATGAATGTTTGTTCTCCAGTATCTATCTTTTGACACTACAATTTGGCAAGGAACTGCAGTATTTTCTGCCTGGTGATACTCTGCAGGTTTATTAAAAGGAAACACACTTGCAGGAGCACTCAGGTTGCAACTGAACTGATTAATTGCATGTATCATTAGTTCAATTGAATTTTGTTGATGTAGAAAATCATCCTGAACAAAATACACCCAGTCACTTCCATAGTCTCTTCCGTGCTCATAACAACGAAGTATAGAAGGCATTATACCATAAGTTTCAAGATGTGTTAAGTTAATTTTAAATTTTGCAGTATCAATAAGTCTCTGAAGAATATCTAGGAACTCTTGATCCGAATGATCATCAAAGATTTGTAATTCTATTTCATAATTTGGATATTGTTCTTGTGCATAATTTAAACTATCAATCAAGGAATATACACATCGAGAACAGACTTCTATTTTTGGAGCATTACAATATCTTACTTGAGAGTCGTCTCTATTTCCTTTTGAATGTGTTTGAAGAACTACTAATAAATGAGATTTCATAAATCAAATTTAGAATAAATTTTTACATTTTCCTCTCCTATGACATCAATAGGATTTTGAGAAATTTTAGAAAGATTTGGTCTTATATCGTGAAGACCAAGAAGACCCCACTGATCATCTTTCTGTTCTCCGCAGGCATTTTCAATATTGTTAAATGTATTTGTATGAGAAGGAACTTCTAAAAACTCATAGATTTTATTGAGTTCTTCTTCTGGATTTTCTACAAGACTATTATATTCAACCAAATGGACCCAATCTGGATATTTATTGAGTCCATAAATCATACTCTCATAAGAAGGAGAAACATAATATCTCCAAATATATTCGGCACGATTATTATTTGTGATTGGTAAATTATCTTTTCTTAAATGATTATCAATAAAATTTTCTTTATGATCTGTTCTTTCAATCAATGAAATATAAGATGTGAGAACTTCTGGAATAGAACGATATGTTGCTACAATCTTTGGTTTATTGGAAAGAAATATCTGAACTGTATCAAGGTTCTTTCCCCAAAATCTATGTTTATCTAGGATTGTTGATTTTGGAATATGATTATAAAAGTTAGCAAGAACTGCTTTATAAACATTATAAGAGATTTTCTTGCGATCAAAAGTAAATTGAATATCAAGTCTATTGAATGATTTTTCAATATCAGTTACAACATCACCCAAAGGAGAAGTTGGTGATACATAAATGTCTGGATGTTGATTTAAAAGTGATCCAAGTAAAGTAGATCCACTTCTCGGAAGACCTCCAAGAAAATACAATGTTCTCATATTTTATTGCTTTTTATTATATATTATAGCACAAATTGTGATTAATTTTTTGCAATTGCTGCTACAAGGCGACTTCCAGAACTGACTTGTTCCCAGTTAGTACCTCCGGCAAATGTTGTAACTGGAGTTGATCTATTAGTAGTAGTAGCATTTCCAAGTTGTAAAAAGGCATTATCTCCCCAAGTCCATAGAGTTCCATCAGTCTTAATTGCTGCTGTACTATTTCTATTAGCACTGACTTGTCTCCAATTAGTTCCTCCGGCAAATGTAGTTACTGGGGTGTAACTATTACTATTGATCGTACCATTAGTTCCAAGTTGCCCCTCACTTTCATAACCCCAGGTCCATAAAGTTCCATCGGTCTTGGTTGCTGCTGAATGTAAATCTCCAGCACTGACATATCTCCAATTAGTTCCTCCAGCAAATGTGGTGACCGGAGTTGATATAGTTACATTAAACCCAGAAGAAACACTACCGTAAACAAATCCCCAAGTCCATAAAGTTCCATCGGTCTTGATTGCAGTTGTATGATCACCTCCAACACTGACTTGTTTCCAATTGGTTCCTCCGGTAAATGTTGTGACTGGAGTAGATACGCTACCTGATATAGTTGCATTTCCAAGTTTTCCAAAATCTCTCGGACCCCAAATCCACAGAGTTCCATCAGTCTTAATTGCTGCAGTATGAGCATTTTTAGCACTCACTTGCTTCCAGTTAGTTCCACCAGCAAAGGTGGTAACTGGAGTAGATCTAATACCTGTCGTAATTCCATTTCCAAGAACCCCAGATTGTCCATTACCCCAAGTCCATAAAGTTCCATCGGTTTTTATCGCTGCTATGTGAGATAAATTTCCAACACTAACTTGCTTCCAATTAGTTCCTCCAGCAAATGTAGTTACTGGAGTTGATCTATTAATCGTATCTCTAGTTCCAAGAACTCCATTAAATCCTCTTCCCCAAGTCCATAGAGTTCCATCTATCTTGATTGCTGCTACATGTTCTCTCCCAGAACTTATTTGTCTCCAATTAGATCCTCCAGCAAATGTGGTGACTGGAGTGGATCTATCACCCGATACATCATTATTTCCAAGTTGTCCAAGTTGCCCATAACCCCAAGTAAATAAACTAAACAAATCCGGTAGATTATAAGTAGGATCAACGCTTTCTATGGCACAAACACGATATCCTCCAGAAGAACCAACGGACTTCCAATTACTTCCACCCAAAAATGTTGTAACCGGAGTGGATGCATAAGTAATGCCTGCTTGAGCAAATTGATATCCAGTGCCCAATTGGTCTTGTGTATCACTTCCCCAAGTCCAAAGAGTTCCGTTGGTTTTAACTGCTGCCATGTGATATCCACCACAACTCACTTGTTTCCAAGTTGCTCCTCCGGCAAAGGTGGTGATCGGAGTGGATACATAAAGTTCAATATCGGGAGCACTAGAAAGAGGTGCCTTTGCATTTCCAAGTATTCCATAATACCCATTACCCCAAGTCCATAGGGTTCCATCATTTTTAATTGCTGCCATCATATTTACGGTGTAATATCCACCAGCACTGACTTGTTTCCAGTCTGTTCCTCCGGCAAAGGTGGTGATTGGTTCGGCACTACTCTGATATAATTTAGAAGTTCCAAGTTGAGCTTGCCCATTAGCTCCCCAAGTCCATAAAGTTCCATCGGTTTTGACTGCTGCAGAGGAATGATATGAGCAAGATACTTGTTTCCAGTTAGTGTCTCCTCCTACTTTTCTCGGAATATCATTAATTTGAACATAAAATGTATCTCCAAGTTGACCATATCGAGCATATCCCCAAGTATACAATTGATTATTATTGTTCAAAGCTGTCGTATGAGAATTTCCAGCAATGACTTGTGTCCAGTTGTTACCACCGGCAAATGTTGTGATTGGAGTGGATGCGGAAAAATACTCGGTAGGGGTGTCAAAATCTAGAAATCCATTAGCATTTCCAAGTTCTCCTGTTTCACCAATGCCCCAAGTCCATAGAGTACCATCGGTTTTGATTGCCGCAGTATGTCTATTTCCGGCACTCACTTGTTTCCAATTGGTTCCACCAGCAAAGGTGGTGACTGGAGTGGAACTATTACCCCCATCAGTATTTCCAAGGGTTCCAATTGGACCACCACCCCAAATCCAAAGAGTTCCGTCAGTTTTAATTGCTGCTGTATGATAACCACCAGAACTCACTTGTTTCCAATTGGTTCCACCAGCAAAGGTGGTGACTGGAGTGGAACTATTTGCTACTGCTGCATTTCCGAGTCCTCCAAATAAACTACGACCCCAAGCCCATAAGGTTCCATCAGTTTTGATTGCTGTGGTATGAGCACCACCAGTACTTACTTGCTTCCAATTAGTTCCTCCTGCAAATGTGGTGATTGGAGTTGATATATTACCTGTTGTTACTCCATTTCCAAGTCGCCCATTAGTTCCATTACCCCAAGTCCATAAGGTTCCGTCAGTTTTGATTGCTGCCATAGTCGAACCTCCACCACTTACCTGTTTCCAGTTGGTTCCTCCGGCAAATGTTGTAATAGGAGTTGATATACTAATTGTTGTAACTGCATTTCCAAGTTGACCAGAACTTCCAAAACCCCAAGTCCATAAGGTTCCATCGGTTTTAATTGCTGCCTTATAATCTCCACTACCACTTACTTGTTTCCAATTGGTCCCTCCAGCAAAGGTGGTGATTGGAGTGGTTACAAAATTTTGCCCAGAAGTTGCTGTAGCACCATTTCCAAGTTTTCCTACATTTGCTTCACCCCAAGTCCATAGGGTTCCATCAGTCTTGATTGCTGCCGTATGATTATTTCCAGCACTTAAGGTATAAAGATCTTCAGGATTAGTTGTTGGAGTATCTGCCCAGTTAGTTCCTCCGGCAAATGTTGTCTGTGGGGTGGATCTAATAGGTGTATAAGTTGGTCCTGTACCTAATTGACCAAAATAAGCATACCCCCAAGACCACAAAGTTCCATCGGTTTTAATTGCCGAAGAATACGAATATCCGGCAGCAATTGACTTCCAATTAGTTCCTCCAACAAAAGTAGTGATTGGAGTAGATGAATTAACCCTACCATATACTCCAAGTTGTCCCTGATCATTTTGCCCCCAGGTCCATAAAGTCCCATCAATTTTAATAGCTACTGTATGAGTGCATCCACCTTCTACTTGTTTCCAATCAGTTCCTCCAGAAAATGTAGTTACTGGAGTATCTCTAATGGTTGTTGATGCATTTCCAAGTTGCCCATCACGATTATATCCCCAAGTCCATAGGGTTCCATCGGTTTTGACTGCTACTGTATGAAGACCTCCGGTACTTACTTGTTTCCAATTACTACCACCAACAAATGTAGTAGTCGGAGTACTTACAAAAGAAGGACCAGTATAATTTCCAAGAGCTCCTGCTACGCCCCTACCCCAGTTCCACAAATTTCCTTGACGAAACGGATCTGCCTTAACAAAAACATCATCAAAACTATATCTAAGACCGTCTTGTGTAAAGTTATAAAATGTTGGCATTGGAGTGGGAATATTTTTACTTGGAAATAACTATTGGAGTATTCATTTTCTCACTCCAATTTTTTAACCATTCTACCATTTCGTTACTTATTTCTTTATTATTTATCGGAAGAACCTTTAGATACTGACCATTTTCATTTTGTTCTACGGAAATTAATACATTGCACTTATCAGGTCTCATTTCTTCGGGAAGTAAATATTGACTCCAGGCGCACTGATAATTTCTACAAACCTCTGGTCGTGCCTTATGAACTCCACACTTACCTTCTTCTAAAAATTTACATGATTTTCCACATCCAAATTCCCATCCAAAAGCATCACCAACTAACCAAGAACAACAAGCAGTACATTCACCACAAGACCTAAATTTAGACATAATCTACCTCTCTATAAAAGTATTGATATGGTTCATAATCTTCTGGTTGATATAAAGATTTCATGTTTCCATCTCCAGTCCCAATCCAGAATTCTCTATCTAATCTAAAATTAGAATTCAAAAAAGTATTGTCTAGAGTATTTACATAGGAAGCGTTTGCCCACCAAAAGTTTCCGACAAAATGCTTTGTCCCTGCCTTCTCCCAAGATTGTCTTCCATCACTCCAAGTAGTTGGTCCTAAAATCTTAAGATTACTTCCAACGGCATCATGATTATCTAACTGCTCAACACACTCTTTCCACTTATCAATCACAAAGTATTCCATCATTAATCTCCAACTCTCACCATTCATACTTTGGTGGGTCAATCCCTTCATATGAAAATAAAGAACTTTATAGTCTGGATTTTCTTTACAAAAATCTCTTAAAGACATCAAAGTTTCAGTTTCCTCTTTCCAATTTGTATTAACTTTTACAATTGTTTTTTCCGGAACATTAAACATCTCCTGCTCACCATTCACACCAAAGTGAATATGAGATGCTTCTTTAATCAATCCCGAAGTATAAAGTCTATGAACTTGGGATTGATACATAAAAGCAGCAAACCCAATTTGAGAAATGTGATAAAAAATTGCTAGTTTCATATGTTATATTGAACTCCTTCCATTCCTTTAATAACACTTAATCCTAAATTAGGAATAGTTATCATGTTTTTCTTATTTAAAAATCTGTACAAAGAATGTTCTATGTCCGTTCCTGCAGTATATTGCATCATTCGTTCCAAATACAAAAATGACTTTTCAAGAGACTCTATAATTTCATTAAATAACATTCTATCAAAAGACCATAACCCGGTCACCATCATTCCTTTAGCACCATAAAGATAGGCATAAACATTTTCTAATTCTTTCTCATCAAAATTTTCTTGCTCTTCAGTTAGATAATCATATTTTTTAATTACATAATAATTTTCTAAAAATTTACTTTGATAATCTTGAATATCAAAATCATCATTAAGTAAATATCTTCCGGTCAATTTAAAAACTCTTTGACTATCATTAAATAAATTATGCTGCCGAATGAAGTAAAGAGTATTCAATAATCCTCTTGTTTCCAATAAGGATTTTCCATAAGTAATGTACTTTGAGTCTTTTTGAATATTCGCATAAAGTGCTTTCAGACCTGGTTCATCATAAAACTCTAGAAACAAATCACACTCCTTTCTTAAGATTTCTTTGTGCCTTTCTTCTATAGATGTAGAAGAACACTCAAACAAAATAATATAAGAGTTGGGTACTTTTTCTCTAACTGACTTAATTGTTTCCAGTGTTTGTTCAAATCTTTGCTCTTCACTATAAGCACTAAACTTATCCTCTTGAAAATGCTTAAGTGCAGAACCGACTAAAAATAAAAACTTCATAGCATACCTCTCTTCCAAGCCCATAGTTGTTCATCTATTTGTTGTTCTTCACGATAAGAACCCCTTTCAATCTTATCTATCCACATATGAAGAAGGTTGATTTTATCTTCTTCGGAAATACAAAAATCGTGATTAAACCAATAGTTCATTTTTCCATCTTTCGGTATTAACTGATGGAATGTTTCTACCTTTAATCCATACTTTGCAATATTACGACTTACCAAATAATCATCAAGAATATGACCAGGAGTATAACCAAAGTTCTTTTCTAAATCCATTGGATTGATCTGATCTACAAACTGCTCCGGGTCCTCATGAGGTTTCCATGCATGTCGAGTCCAATCACTGAATACACATACCCAAGTTGTTGCAGCAATATTTCTATTATCTCTTCTTGCATAGTTATTATGCTTAAATCTAAAAGGATAATAGTCATATCGATTGAAGATTACACAATCCTTATCAAAGATTTCAGTCAAATCTGGACAGTTTGGATGAACCAGAGCATCAGCATCCAGAAAAATAGTCCAATCATAGTTTGCTCCAATTTCATATAACTGGAACTTTTCCATATTCGGAGAAAGATGTGGAAACTTTCTCTCATTCATAATCACAAAATCAGCACCAATCTTTTCTGCATATTTCCTCATATAAGGATATGTAAGATTGGTAATGTCTTTATTGTAATTAATGTCCAGTGTAACGAGTGCTTTCTTCATAATCTGTATTGAAACTAATAACTATTCTTTGCTCTTTTTCTTCTTCTGTATAATGAACCAAATCACTTGAAAAGATGACCAGTAATCCAGAATAAGGTTTAATTGAAGTATCTATATCGGGAAACAATAGCGGAACTGAATTTTCACCAACAGAGACATAAAATGCTCCGCTTAAAATACTTTCTTCACCACCACTATGATTATGTGGTTTTAACTTACTTCCAGGTTCCGTAATATTAAACCAACTATTAATAAATTTAAGTTTTGTAATTTTATGCTTTTCACAATATATTCTAACATACTTTTTGATAATTTTATTTAAACTTTGCAGTTCAGAGTACATTAAAATTGGCATTCCAAAATTAAAACTGGACTTACCTTTAGTAATTAATCCATGTTCATTTGTTTGAGTTGAATATAAAAAATTTTGAATACTTTTAAGATTTAAATAAGAAAGGTCATACTGCTCTATCATTTAAAAACTTCTCCAAATCTTTCAAAGGTTTATCCCATTTTCTTGTTTGCTGTTGTTTGAACATATGAACATTATCTCCGTACCACCAAGATTTATCAGTAGAACTTGTCCAGACATAGTACTCCATAATCGGCACAAAGACACAAACTTCTTTTCCTTGTGCTGCTGCAATATGAGCAATAGAAGTACAGGAAGTAATCACCAAATCCATTTGAGATACAAGTGAAAATGTATCCTCAAAATTACGATCTGGAATATCAAAGGTCTTTACTTGATCTCGATATTGTTCTGGAGGCAATTCATCCGGAAGTTGCAAAGAATATAAAGATGCATTTGTTTTGGCGAGAACATCAAACAATCCATCTGCATCTACAGATCGGAAATGTGCCTGCTCAAATCCAGAACCAGAATTCCAGAATGTACCTATCTTATAATTTTTATCTTCCTGTAGATATTCATATTGCTTTTCTTTTTCTGGCAGTGGTTGAATATACACACCTCTTCCCAAATCTTCTGCCTTGAGATTAAGATAATAAGGAAGAGCAAGAGCATAAACCCATTGAGCATCTTTCGGAAACTCTGGTTTATCCCAAACACATACAGTCTCAAAACCATTATAATTGAAGAGTTTTTGTATGTCTCTTCTTGTGGTTGTCCAGATCGGGTTCATTCCAAGTTCTTTCAGATGCCTCATAAAACGAACGTGCATAATCTCATCACCGGCACCACACTGACTATCAATTACAATAGTTTGTCCTGGAGTAATTGTTCCATCCCACTTTGGAAATGGTGGTAGTTCTCTGTTCTTATATGCCTCTACTTCTCCTGCCTTGAGGAAGTGCTGAAGTCCTGTGTGAATGTCATCCTTGCGGAAATAGTGTCCTGATAAGTTATGATATGCCTTTCTTTCAATCTCTTCTGGTAATTTATATTTAATAAGATTGAATAGAAGTTTCTCTGCCTTATCTTTTTGGTTAATTGCAGAGTATGAAAAAGTTTCTTCAAGAAGAAGTTCTGTATCTTGAGGATTACTTAATTTAATTTTTGAAATTTGTGTTAGTGCCTTATCGGGAAAATTGTTCTGATTATAAGCATTAATCAAATTTTTTGCAATTGTATATTTTTCTTGTGGAGATTGTGCAAGTTTCAGTGCTTTTTCTGCATAGAAAATAGCATTTGAGAACTCTTTAATCTCAAAGAAAATCTTTGCAACATCATCATATTGTGAAAAAGTTTCCGCTCTTTTTCCAAATGCCTGAAGAAGTTGAATTGTGAGTTCCTTTTCTTCAAACGAATATAAGGTCTTTGCTACCAACTCAAGTGGGTTCATAAAGAATATATTTTATATGTTTTAAATATTTATTGGTACATTATAACACTAAAATTCTTCAGATTTTAGTGCTAGAGTATTACCTGACTCACTAACCATTACTTGTTTCCAATTGGTTCCTCCGGCAAAGGTGGTGACTGGAGTATACCTTGTTGAAAAAATATCATTTAATCCAAGTTCAGGACCACCATAACCCCAAGTCCAAAGAGTTCCGTCGGTTTTGATTGCTGCCGTATAATCATATCCATTACTCACTTGTTTCCAGTTAGTTCCACCGACAAATGTAGTTTTGGGTATGGCATTTTCATATATCATAATTTTAGAATATGCGGTTTCCGAAAAACCCCAAATCCAAAGAGTTCCATCTGTCTTGAGTGCTATACTACTACTATTGATAATTTTAGTCTGCGACCAATTATTTCCTGCAAATGTAGTTGTTGGAATACTTATTGGATTGCCCCAACTCCATAGAGTTCCATCTGTTTTTATCGCAGATTTATAGTTTATGGATTTCCAATCAGTTCCACCAGCAAATGTAGTGAGTGGTATGTTTCTTTCATCAATAAAAAGTCCCAATTGAGTATTTGCATTACTACCAAATAACCATAATTGTTTGTTTACACCATCGTCTTTCAGTGCTACAGTATGATTAGTTCCTCCATCTACTTGCTTCCAATTAGTTCCTCCGGCAAAGGTGGTGACTGGAGTAGATCTGGTGGTTGTATCATTAGTACCAAGTTGTCCTGAAGTTCCAGTACCCCAAGTCCATAGAGTACCATCGGTCTTGACTGCTGCTGTATGACCTCTTGAAGCACTTACTTGTTTCCAGTTAGTTCCACCGGCAAAGGTGGTGACTGGAGTGGATCTATCAGTAGTATCATTAGTTCCTAATTTCCCTTGAATACTTCCATAAACTTGATTTCTACCCCAAGTCCATAAAGTTCCATCGGTCTTGATTGCTGCCGTATAATCATATCCAGCACTTACTTGTCTCCAGTCGGTTCCTCCTGCAAATGTTGTGACTGGAGATATTACACTAGTATTAGATGTTATTGCATTTCCAAGTCTTCCTCCAATCCCAGTACCCCAAGTCCATAAAGTTCCATCGGTCTTGATTGCTACAGTATGAGCACCTCCAGCACTTACTTGTTTCCAGTTAATTCCCCCAGCAAATGTGGTGACTGGAGTAGATCTAAAACCGAAAGATGCAAAGTTTCCAAGCCTTCCATTGTATGCCGAACCCCAGGTCCATAAGGTTCCATCAGTTTTGATTGCTGCAGTATGTTGATTTCCAGAACTTACTTGCTTCCAGTCGGTTCCTCCTGCAAATGTTGTGACTGGAGTTGATTTACTGGTTACATTATTATCATTAGTTCCAAGTTGTCCAGCATTATTGCTTCCCCATGTCCATAATGTTCCATCGGTTTTGATTGCTGTCATATAATCAAGGTTACCTATAGCACCACTGACTTGTTTCCAATTGGTTCCTCCGGCAAAGGTGGTGACTGGAGTGCTTATGCCAGGTATGGTGTTTGATGTTGCCGCAGTTCCAAGACCAAATTGCCCATTACCCCAAACCCATAAAGTTCCATCGGTCTTGATTGCTGAACACATGTTCGAAGATGCTGCTATTGTATAAAGATCTTCTGGATTTGTTGTAGGAGTATCTGCCCAGTTATTTCCTCCGGCAAATGTAGTAACCGGAGTAGGTCTATAGTCAAGATAAGACCTTGCCAGATCTACGGATGTCTGTCTACCCCAAGTCCACAAGGTTCCATCAGTCTTGAGTGCAATACCAACTTCAGTATATTTCCAATTGGTCCCACCGGCAAATGTTGTGACTGGAGTGCTTCTATTGGTTCTATCACCAGTTCCAAGCTGTCCACGAGCATTAGACCCCCAAGTCCATAAGGTTCCATCAGTTTTGATTGCAGATCCACCACTATCCATATAAACTTGTTTCCAATTTATTCCTCCTGCAAATGTAGTAGCTGGAGTATGATTATTACCCAACTGCACACCCAATGAACCACTACCAAATACATACAACTGTTTATTCACACCATCATCTCTTAAAGCAAGTGTATGAGATCCACCAGCACTTACTTGTTTCCAGTTAATTCCCCCAGCAAATGTGGTGACTGGAGTGGATACATTGCTAATAGTATTAGTATTTCCAAGTTGTCCTTTAATTCCATTACCCCACACCCATAAGGTTCCATCGGTTTTAACTGCTCCAACATGTCTATCACCAACACTTACTTGTTTCCAGTTGGTTCCTCCGGCAAATGTTGTAATGGGCGTTAATTTATATGACTGAAGTGTTGGAGAAAATATTTCACCAGTTCCAAGTTGTCCCTCATTTGTTTGTCCCCATAACCACAAAGTTCCGTCAGTTTTGACTGCTGCCATACAATTGTACCCAGAACTCACCTGTTTCCAATCGGTTCCTCCTGCAAAGGTGGTGACTGGAGTGGATCTAATTGGAGATGCTCCAGTATCATTAGTTCCAAGTCTTCCAAAATTTGCAGTACCCCATCCCCATAAAGTTCCATCAGTTTTGATTGCTGCAGTATTATCCTTCCCACAAGTAACTTGTTTCCAATCTGTCCCACCAGCAAAGGTGGTAATTGGAGTGCTTATCTCATAACCGAAAGTCAACAGTACAGCATTTCCTAATTGCCCAGATCTGCTATTTCCCCAAGTCCATAAGGTTCCATCGGTCTTGATTGCTGCTGTATGATTATTTCCTGCACTTACTTGTTTCCAATTGGTTCCTCCGGCAAATGTTGTGATAGGAGTAGATTTAAAGTAGAGTGTTCTTCCTCCAGTTCCACCACTTCTAACAGAAGGAGCATTTCCAAGTTTTCCATAATAAGTATCACCCCAAACCCATAATGTTCCATCGGTTTTGATTGCTGCTGTATGACTATCACCAGCACTGACTTGTTTCCAATTTATTCCTCCGGCAAAAGTGGTTGTTGGAATTGATATGTAATTTGCCGTTTCTTCACTCCCAACATCTAAAATTTTATTTTGATTTTCTCCGATTTGAATATCAATTTGATTAGGAACATTTTCATAAAAAGTAATCTCATAAACCATATTGGGATTATCAAGATCATCTGATATCATATAAGTTCCTTCACACCTTATTCTATAGGTTCTATTAGGTGCCGTCCCTTCTGGTCCATAACATAATCTATGTACGCTTCCATCAGTAGCAGTTATCATTATTTTGGGAAGTGATGGATTTCCAACACTTAAGCTTAATCCTTGATGACCTTCTCCAAAAGTTATGAAATGATTTGTTGTTGGACAAACTCTTCTATAAGTCTTTCCATTAAAAGAAATATTAAATGGCAATTCTAAAACCCAAAATCCATCATCATATCCACCATAAGGCGGTTGCAGAGTCTCATCTATTGTTAAAGATGCTGGTCCTAATAAATTATTTGCGATAGGAGTTACTGTACCACTGCCACTTGTCGTGGTAATTCTTTTCCCAGTATAAGGATCGGAATTAAAGCTGAGAGTTCCTGGCAATCTTCCATTTTCATCACATATTCCATCAACTCCAAGTTGATTATAATTTTTATTGATGTATCTTAGTAGTGGGTGTATTTTAGCATAAGAATATCCCCAGGTCCATAAGGTTCCATCGGTCTTGATTGCCACACTATTTGGTCCTGAATAATAACTACCAAAAGATCCCCCAGCAGACAGTGTATAAAGATCTTCGGCATTTGTTGTAGGAGTATCTGCCCAGTTATTTCCTCCGGCAAATGTTGTGATTGGTGTTGATACAATTGCATCAAAATAATTAATAGAATATCTACCAAGTGTCCCATTTAAACTATCACTATTACCCCAAGTCCATAGTGTTCCATCAGTTTTGACTGCTCCCATAACACCATATCCAACCGAAACTTGTTTCCAGTTGGTTCCACCAGCAAAAGTGGTAACCGGAGTAGATCTAGTTCCAAGACTATTAATTCCAAGTTCACCATGATAATTTTTACCCCAAACCCATAGAGTTCCATCAGTTTTGACTGCTGCAGAAGTGGCATATGAGGTACTTATTTGCTTCCAATTGGTTCCCCCGGCAAATGTAGTAGCTGGAGTATTTGCTTGAGCTTCAAGACGCAAAGCATTTCCAAGTTGCCCGTAATTTCCTCCTCCCCATGTCCATAGGGTTCCATTTTTTTTAATTGCGGCAAAGGAGTTACTGTCTCCATTAAAATTTGTATCTTGAACGGATATTGTATATAAATCTTCCAGATTTATTATTTGAGTATCATTCCAATTTTCTCTGGGATTAACTTCAAGTGGAAAGTCTATATTTCCTCTAAATTGTTTACCAATTCCATCAAGTGCTCTACCAAGTTGTCCATAATTATTGTTTCCCCACATCCATAAGGTTCCATCAGTTTTGACTGCTGATGTATGATTATATCCAACACTTACTTGTTTCCAATTAGTCCCACCGACAACGGTGGTAATCGGAGTAAATCTTGCTCTTGGATCTACGGCAATATAACCATAAGTATTATACCCAGAAGATATATTTGGATCTCCCAGTGCTTTATTACGGTTTGATCCCCAAGTCCATAAGGTTCCATCGGTTTTGACTGCGGATGCATGTATATCACCCATACTCACTTGTTTCCAATTTGTTGCATCGGATTGCAAAACAGGTACATATAAATTATTAAACATACCCAACTCGCTAGTAGCATTACGACCCCATGTCCACAAGGTTCCATCAGTTTTCATTGCAATTGTATATTCGGAAGCATTACTATCAAAACTACTACTCAGAGTATATTGAGGACAAAAAACTTGACTCCAATTAGTTCCTCCGGCAAAAGTAGTAATGGGAGTGCTTACGCTTGCCTGCCCGTATCCTTGGAAAATACCTGATCCTAATTCTCCATATCCATTAAATCCCCATGTCCACAGAGTACCATCAGTTTTTATTGCTGCAGTATGACGAGAACCGGCAGCTACTTGTTTCCAGTTAGTTCCACCGGCAAATGTTGTGATAGGGGTGATGGCGGTGTTAAAATTAGTACCATTTCCAAGTTTTCCCGTTAAATTATTTCCCCACACCCACAGAGTTCCATCAGTCTTAATTGCTGCAGTATGATAACCCCCGGAAGAAACTTGTCTCCAATTGGTTCCCCCTGCAAATGTTGTGACTGGAGTTGATCTAACACCAAAGATACTATTAATTCCAAGTACTCCATAACTGGGATTACCCCAAGTCCATAAAGTTCCATCGGTTTTAATTGCTGAAACGAACTTATTACATCCACAACTAATTTGTTTCCAGTCGGTTCCTCCGGCAAATGTGGTGACTGGAGTAGACCTATTGGATAGGGATATACCTGCATTTCCAAGTTCTCCAGCAGTATTATTACCCCAAGTCCATAAAGTTCCATCAGTTTTGATTGCACCAGTAAATAAACTTCCTGCAGATATTTGTTTCCAATTTGTATCATTAGAAACTTTAGTAGGTGCTACTATAGTGGTAATAAAATTTCCCAATTGAGTACTGGAATTATCTCCGAATAACCATACTTGTCTATTCACACCATCATCTCTTAAGGCAAGTGTATGAGAAGCACCAGCACTTGCTTGTTTCCAGTTGGTTCCTCCAACAAAAGTGGTAATTGGAGTTGATATATTACCTGTTGCAATCGCATTTCCAAGTCTCCCACTAGCTCCAGTACCCCAAGTCCATAAGGTTCCATCAGTCTTAACTGCTGCTGTATGAGAACCACCAGAACTTACTTGTCTCCAGTTGGTCCCTCCAGTAAATGTTGTAATAGGAGTTGATATACTCCCTGTCGTAACTGCATTTCCAAGTGCTCCACTACCACCAGATCCCCATATCCATAAGGTTCCATCGGTTTTGACTGCTGCAGTAAGACCACTCCCAGAAGAAACTTGTTTCCAGTCTGTTCCTCCGGCAAAGGTGGTGACTGGAGTGGATATACTACCTGTTATAACCGTATTTCCAAGAGCCCCAGAAATTCCACTACCCCAAGTCCATAGAGTTCCATCAGTCTTAACCGCTGCTGTATGATTTACATTACTGGAAACTTGTTTCCAGTCGGTTCCTCCAGCAAATGTTGTGACTGGAGTGGATCTATTACCTAATATAGTTGCATTCCCAAGTCGACCAGCAGTTCCAAAACCCCACATCCATAGGGTTCCATCAGTTTTGACTGCTGACATATTACTACCCGCACCACTGGTACTTACGTGTTTCCAGTCGGTTCCTCCAGCAAAAGTAGTGACTGGAGTGGATATACTCCCTGTTGTTACGCCATTTCCAAGTAACCCGGTTGCTGCAGTACCCCAAGTCCATAAGGTTCCATCAGTTTTGATTGCTGCCGTATAATCTCCTCCAGAACTTACTTGTTTCCAATTAGTTCCTCCAGAAAATGTAGTTATTGGAGTAGATATAGTACCTAATACAGATTTATTTCCAAGTCGTCCAAAAGTTCCAAGACCCCAAGTCCATAGAGTTCCATCGGTCTTGATTGCTGCAGAAAAACTTGTCCCTCCGCTCAAGGTATAAAGGTCTTCGGCATTTGTTGTAGGAGTATCTGCCCAGTTATTTCCTCCGGCAAATGTAGTTATTGGAGTTGAAATATAATTTGTCGGAAATCCAAGTTGCCCACTATTATTTTGACCCCAAGCCCATAATGTCCCATCGGTTTTGATTGCTGTTGTATAAAATTCTGTAGAATGTGAATTAGAAGAGACTTGTCTCCAGTTAGTTCCTCCGGCAAAGGTAGTTGATGGAGTACTGCCAGGAGATGATAATACCAATTCTACCTTATTATTTCCCAACTGACCAGTAGTATTATTTCCCCAGGTCCATAGAGTTCCGTCAGTTTTAATTGCAGCAGCATGAAAGCGACTTCCGGTGATTGTATAAAGATTTTCCTCTTCAGGACTAGGTACACTAGGTACATTTAACCAATTAGTTCCTCCGGAAAATGTAGTTATTGGAGTTGAAATAGTATGAATAATTTTTTCATGACCAAGAATTGCTTTATCAGATACCTCTCCAAATCCTGTAGGTCCCCATGTCCACAGAGTTCCATCAGTCTTAATTGCTGCAGTACCATATCTTGCCGCAGAAACTTGTCTCCAGTTTGTTCCTCCAACAAAAGTGGTAACTGGAGTAGATATATTAGTAACAACGGTGTTATTGGGATCAGTATTAGATCCTATCCCATTACCAAGAAGGTAAACAGAACCCCAAACCCATAGAGTTCCATCGGTTTTGATTGCTGTAGCATGATCCTTTCCACATGCAACAGATTTCCAGTTAGTTCCTCCGGTAAAGGTTGTGACTGGAGTGGATCTTGAAGTTATGTCTGCATTTCCAAGTTGTCCAGTATTTCCAACACCCCAAACCCATAAAGTTCCATCTGTCTTGATTGCTGCCGTATAAAAATCTCCAGAACTGACTTGTTTCCATCTAAATCCTCCAGCAAATGTAGTGACTGGAGTACTTCTTGCTAAAGTATCAGCGGTTCCAAGAATAAAATTAGGTCCATTAACACCCCAACCCCACAATTCTGGACTAATTCCAAGATTTTCTGCAATACCTGGATAAACACTAATCAAATAATCCTTGGTAATTAATTTAGACCCTAAATCAACACCATTATTATCTTTAAAATTAGTTTGAATATTATCTGGCATAATAATTTCTTTAATTAGTGGGCAAATCTAAATTAGGATCTACTATATTTTCTATTTGATTTTTATTTCTAGGTCCTCTTCTTACCGATCCTTCTTCTCTTGTATTTCTTATATTTCGTTCTTCAATTAAAACAACATTATAAACATCATCAATTGTTTGGCAAGCATCAATTTCATTCAATTTTGATAATTCCCAGTCATATGCTTGCTGAACTACAGTATCTATTTGAGTAATAATATAGTCAAGATCCTCTGGAGTAATTGAAACCCAGGTGTTTTTAAATTTATAATTACAAGATCCGGAAAATGATGAACGTTTTGCCGATAATAAAATTCTCTCTTCTCTTGAGGTTGTAACTTCTATATAACTTCCACCAACAAAAATTCCAGTAGAGGTATTTTCTTTTTGTTTTCTTATAGGAGCAACTTCTTTTTTGCGAAGTTCCTTAACTTCTTCCAGAGTTTTATCTACAATATTATATGTTAATTTAACATTGACTGGAACATCATTTTCCTTTATGATTTCCCATGTATAACCCTCAATATTATGATATTTCAAATCATGCGATGGAATATCTTTTTCTAATGGAAGAAGATGCGTAAGACCATCTGAAAAATGGATCGGAAGATCTATGAAACTTTGCGGAGATATGCGATCTTCAAGTTCAAGATCTTCCAATTCACCATTAATCATACGGACATTAAATCCCATAGGACCAAGTATTAGTGAATTATCATGAACTAGTGCTATTTCCATATATATTTTTTTAATTATTTATGAGAGTGGGTAGTCGGCATTGATACCAGATTGTACTGCTAAAGTATGATAACCAGCAGCTCTTACTTGTTTCCAATTAGTTCCCCCAGCAAATGTAGTGACCGGAGTTGATCTTGTTAAAGCATCACCATTTCCAAGTTGTCCAGAAAAATTTTCACCCCACATCCACAAAGTTCCATCGGTCTTGATTGCCGATACATGCTCATTTCCAATATCAACATATTTCCAATTTGTTCCTCCGGCAAAGGTTGTAATTGGAGTACTGACATATGTAAAAGAATTTACAAAATTTGCCAACATTCCTGCATTTTGACTGCCCCAGGTCCATAAAGTTCCATCGGTCTTGATTGCTGCCATGCACAAATAATTATCAAAATAACCTCCAACACTAACTTGTTTCCAATTGGTTCCTCCGGCAAATGTGGTGATTGGAGTATTTCGATTAATGGAATCACCGACTCCAATATTTCCAGCATAATTATATCCCCAAGTCCATAAGGTTCCATCGGTCTTGATTGCTGCATTATTATGATATCCAGAACTAACTTCTTTCCAATCGTTAGCATTTCCAAAAACTTGTCCTGGAGCATAATTGGTTTGTATATTAAACCCATCTCCCATTTGCCCATCACGAGCGGATCCAAATGAGAAAATTTGCAGATTTGGTGAAGTTCCTTTTAGTGCAATAACATGCCTGAAACCACCGCTCACTTGTTTCCAATCAGTGCCTCCAGTAAAGGTGGTAACTGGGGTTGATGCAATACCATCAACTGCATTTCCAAGTTCTCCATCAGTTCCACGACCCCAAGTCCATAGAGTTCCATCAGTCTTGACTGCAACAGTCGTATTTCTTCCATTTGCGACTTGTTTCCAATTGGTTCCTCCTGCAAAAGTGGTGATTGGGGTTGATACAGCACCAACATAACCTACTCCATTCCCAAGTGCCCCAGAAAGTCCAAAACCCCAAGTCCATAGGGTTCCATCGGTTTTGATTGCCGTAGATGTTCCGGTATTTCCACCTTCACCCACTTGTTTCCAATTAGTTCCTCCGGCAAATGTGGTGACTGGAGTAGATCTAATACCACCTGGTCCAGTTGCATTTCCAAGTTGCCCATAACTTGTACTGCCCCAAGTCCATAGGGTTCCATCGGTTTTGATTGCCAACGTAGCACTAAATATTGCTGCAGAGTGTTTCCAGTTTATTCCTCCGGCAAATGTTGTGACTGGTGTAGATGTATTAGTTGTTACTGCGTTTCCAAGTCGCCCAGAAGTTCCAGCACCCCAAGTCCATAGGGTTCCATCAGTCTTAATTGCTACAGTATGAGAACTTGAAACACTCACCTGTTTCCAGTTTGCTCCTCCTGCAAATGTGGTGACTGGAGTAGATATAATACCTGTGATTATTGCATTTCCAAGTATTCCAAATCTCCCATTCCCCCAAACCCATAAAGTTCCATCAGTTTTAATGCCTGCACATGAGGAATCAAAATTTCCTCCAGAACTTACTTGTCTCCAGTTAGTCCCTCCGGCAAAAGTGGTGACTGGAGTGGACCTGTTGATTGTTTGAGCATTTCCAAGTTGTCCACTATTCCCATTACCCCAAGTCCACAAGGTTCCATCGGTCTTGATTGCTGAAGAAAAAGAATATCCTGCAGATATTGTATATAAATCTTCTGAATTTGTTGTTGCAGTGTCTGCCCAACCTGTTGTGGTAATAGGAACAGGTTTAGTTTTATTTACTGAATAATCATCACCTTTACCCAACATTCCAAAATCATTAAAATAATCACCCCAAGTCCACAAGGTTCCATCAGTCTTGATTGCCGACGCATGATAATATCCAACACTTACTTGTTTCCAGTTGGTTCCTCCTGCGAGTGTAGTAACAGGAGTGGATACAAAAGAAATTGTATTATTTCCTATTCCAAGTTGCCCTCTACCATTATACCCCCAAGTCCATAAAGTTCCATCAGTCTTGATTGCGGCAGCAAAAAGTCCTTTCATCTCTATTTGCTTCCAGTTAGTTCCTCCAGCAAAAGTAGTGATTGGAGTGGAATTATTGAGTATGTTTGAATTGTTTCCGAGTCTTCCAGCATCACCATTTCCCCAAACCCATAAAGTTCCATCAAGTTTTATTCCAGCACTTTGTCTTTGTCCGCCATCCACTTGTTTCCAATTGGTTCCTCCAGAACTAGTTGTAACTGGTGTGGGATTGTAAGAATTAATACTAGCATTTCCAAGATAACCGCGAGCTCCCTCACCCCATGACCACAATTGATCTCCAATATACTGATCAATTAACCAGTACTCATCTACAAAATAATTTTCAAGGTCTCCTTCTGGTGAAAAAAACTGATTAGGCATTCAATTTTCTCTCCAATTCTTCAATATGTATTTGCTGTTCTTTAATTGCTTCTATTAATACACCAACAATATTTCCATATGAGACTGTCTTCAATCCTTGATCATTCGTAGTTACAACTTCTGGAAGAACTCTTTCTACTTCTTGTGCGATCACACCAACTGAAGATTGACTATGCTCATCTTTCCAATCGTATTTAACACCGTTCATTTGTTTTACAAGATCAAGAGCATTTTCAATTGGTCTTATATTAGTCTTTTGAGTTTCATCAGATAGTGATGTGAATACTGTTGCTGATAAAGTTCCGGTAGAAGCATTAAATTGAAGTTTTGTATTAGAAACATATGCAGTGGTATAAGTACCGGTAGTAGCACTAGATAAAGTTGGATACCAGGTTGCATTTGTTGTCGTATCGTTTTGAAGCGTTGCACCACCACTAAAGTTTACCCAACTCACGCCAGCACCAGTAGAGATTAAAACACTACCGGCGACACCAACATTATTGAAGAAATCATAAAGACCATTCCTCAATCTTATATTACCAACAATATCAAGTTTTTGAGTTGGATTTGTAGTTCCTACTCCAATGTTTCCACCAAAAGGACCAAGTTCAATAGTCCCATTAGCATCGACATCAATAGCAGGAATTCCAGAAACATCATTAACACTGAAAATACTTCCGGAAGTAAGATTATTTGTAATACTGAATAACTGTCCAGCAGAACCTTCCCAGGATAAAGTACCGGAATTTAAAGTATCGTAAGGAACAATATCAATTATTGTACCAATTCCAAGTGCTCCAGTCGAAGGATTGAATTGAAGTTTTGTAGAAGAAACATGTGCTGTTTTGGCAATTCCAGATGTTACGGAAAGAATGCCAACAGACCAAGTTTGATTTGTAGTTATATCATTAAAGACTGTTAATCCGCCATCGGAAGATCCTTGAAGTCCTTGAGTGCCTTGAGATCCAACTCCCTGAAGTCCTTGAAGTCCTTGAGGACCTTGAAGACCCTGACGACCTTGAGTGCCTTGAGATCCAACTCCTTGAAGACCTTGAAGTCCTTGAGCACCTTGATCACCCTTAAGACCTTGAGTACCTTGAGATCCAACTCCTTGAAGACCTTGAAGTCCTTGAGGACCTTGAGGACCTTGAAGTCCTTGAGTACCTTGAGATCCAACTCCCTGAAGTCCTTGAAGACCTTGAGCACTTTGAACACCTTGAGTACCTTGTGTCGTACCGGCAATACCTTGAGTACCTTGAGTACCTTGAACTCCTTGAGCACTTTGAGCACC